GGTCAAACTGCGGGGCCTCTGGCGGAGGCGTTGGTGTGGCCGTGGGCGCCGGCGGTGTTGGTACGGGGGCCGGCGTAGTACTAACGGGCGGTTCAATCCCCTCTTGGGTGGTAGACGGGGGTATCTCGCGCCGCCGCATACGAGCCCTCGATTCCCCCTGGGATTCATCTCCCGCACGGATAGGCAATTCTACAGACCCCCGCCCCAGAACTTCCGAGACCGACCGAGTGACTGATGTAGCTTAGCCCTCTTCACCTGCTTCACATGCTTGAGAAACATATCGATTTGGCCTAGCATCTCTTGCCGCGTTTCCGGGTCTACGTCGATGGCGGGAGTCTTTGCCTGCTCTTCTGAGGGTACTCCCTCTATGGGCTGGTCTGTCGGGGCAGCCCCAGCTTCAGGCTTACCGGCAAGTGCCTTCTGCTGCGGACTCGTCTTATCCTGCGCCGGGGAGACAGGAGGCGGAGGCCCACCACGCCGCGGAATACCCGGCTGGTCTAACAGGGCCCCACGTACTTTAGTGAGCTCTGCTTTTCGCTTTAGGGAGTTAGCCAGAAAGGAGCTGGAACTTGACGCACCACCCATTATGCCCTCCGCGCACTAATCGAGGTCTGAGTACCGCCTATAGGCCTACGCCTCGGCGCACTCGCTCGTATCTCGGTCGCTATGCGCCCAACCGCAGACTCGTCTAGCTCCTCCGCGTTAAAGCGCCCCTTGAGGAAGTCTGTAGGCGAGAACTTGAACACTTGGTCAAGACGATTCCTCGAGAAGACTTGCTCTGTCTCAGTGAACTCGGAGGAGCTAATTTGCTCAGTGGATGTATCGGTCTCTGTCTTTGTCTCTTCCGTAGAGGTTGTCGTGAGGGCGGATTGCTGCGACCTAAAGTCCTCATCGATAGCACTCTGAATACTCTCGGTTGTGACACTCTTGCCGTCCCGTCGAAGTTGCTGCTCTGCCTCAACCCGGGTCATACGCCTAATGTCGGTCCGCGAGACGTCACCAGTACGCTCACCTAAGAACTCCTCACCACCACCCACGCCCACAGACTCATACGGATTCTCGCCAGAGGCGGCGATTTGAGCTTGCCGGCCGATGTACTCAGTCAGCATGGTCTGCATGAACCCAGAACCAGGGTCAAGCATAGTAGCCAGGTCTCCCCCCTCTAAGCCTGCTTCGGAAGCGGAGAGGGCAAACCCCGCAAAGGCGTTCATAAAGGTGTCGAGGAACTTCTCGGGAGTCTCTACCTCAAAGTACTCCCGGTTGAGTTGGGAAATGACCTCCTCAGACGTTATCTTCTCGGTTCCGGTCAACTGCTCCTGAACTTGCGAATCCTCTGTTCTAGTACCTGTGGAGGAAGTGGCCTGCCCATCGTCGCCAGCATCAGCATCCATGCACTCATCGACGGAATTACCGGCAGAGATGCAGTCAAGAAGACTCTCCATGTCTTCCCCAGAAGTAGCCTGACCCTCCTCAAAGAGAGCGTGCTGCAACATCCCTGCGTCTGTAACTCCGGCAGCAAAGAGTTCCTGTGTACTGCGGCCTCCATGAGGCATGTTAAAATACCTTCGACTTTCTCAGCAGCTCTAGGTGTTCTCGCTGCTTCTTACGCCCCTCCGCAAGTTGGGCAATCACTGAACGCGGCGGCTTGGCGGGGGTCTGGTCTATCACCTCCTGGGGCGTGGAGCCCCGACCGGAGGAGCCAAAGACCTTCTCCACGAGGCGGTCAGCTAGTTTGGATGGGGTAGTCATCTATACCTCAGCTCTCATGCCTGCGGCGCCGGCCGCTTGTGCCCCGTCAGGTAGGTTACGCTCTGTGCCATCCCGGGCAGTGCTCTGGGACAGCGGGCCGGCCGCAGGAGCGGCGCCAGGCGGTTCGCCCTGACCAGCACCCTGAGTAATCTGGCGGAGCTTCTGCTCCTCTACGAACTTCGTAGCAAACTCCTGGTCGCGGATACGTGCCGCCATCTCCTTTTCGCCGTGGCGCTCCAGTGCCATAGCCATCTGCTCGAGGATGATAACCGGGTCTTGCATGGCCATATCTTCCCACAGACGGTCTGCTTCCGCCGTGGGGTCGTCGACAAAGAGAATCTCTTCCATGACTGTCATCAAGGACAGCATCGGACGTCGCGGGTCGAGCGCCATGCGTGCGGCCGTCATACGGACAGTCAGGTCGTCTGGTAGTGCCGGCTTCATAATTGGTACCGGCCGGTAGTGCCGCGCCTCATCCAATTCTGTCTGGGGGTCGAACTCGATGTTGAACCACGTCTTCTTTGGCGTAGATGACTGGAGCTCGAACATCCCGATGATGGGAGCGGCCTTCTTCATCTGGGCTAGGATAGTCGTGCCCATGCGTGTACCAAACTCCTTAGGCCCCGCCAGATACGGCTCTATCGAACTCAGTGCTGCGTTAGTAATCTGCTGGAGGAGGACACCACTCGAGAGATTTGGAGTCACTGCCTGAAGCACGTTTGAGAGAATACCCTTCTGCCGCTCCTCAGCAAGAATGTCCAGTAGACGATACGCGTCTGTCGGCATAGGCGAAGTAGCTAGCTTTTCCACAGAGTCCTGAGGGCCGAGGGGGATATGTGCCCCGATGCCCCGCTCAAACTCGGGCAGGTCGCCGGTAGGAGTCTTGAAGATAAGGGTATCGTACGTGTCATTAGTCAAGTGCTGGAAGATAGTAGCGACCAGCTCATTATACTGCGGAACCTGCTCCTCCACCGAGCTCAATATGGAGCGCCCAAGCTCGGCCACAGAGGAGTTCGCGCCGTTCCATGCCAGTGCATTCATCGCAAGTAGGTCGGCCCGTTCCTGCAACCTATGCTCGAGGGAAGAGGCGATTGGGGGCGTATGCGACAGCATGAGGCCATTTACCGGCACACCCACCACCGGAAGCTCATCGTATGTGTACCCGTGGAAGAAGGGTGGCACTACCCAACGAGCATCCTTACCCATCGTATCGGCGACCGCCATACCCGATAGAGAGCCGGCGGCTACAGGGGAACCCACAGTAGCAAGTACTGCGGCGATTCCCTTACGCTCCCCACGGTCGTTACTCCAGTACTCCAACTTCAGGGCGGGGGTATGAGGGTCGTAATTCGAGCTGGTGAGCAGGTCATTGAACTTGTCGGGGTATGTGGCCGCCAGGTCACCTAGCGTAGTAGGCTTCTCGATGAGGACATGGTTCAGGCCCCACTGGTCGACATGGGGGAACACCGTACGAGCGTCGTAGATTTCCGCGATGAGGGGGGAACGACGATACTGGAGGGCCTCTATGGTGATATGGAACTTACCCCAAATCATCCCGCGGAGAAGGCCCTGGAAGACGACCTGCTTCCAGAGGGAAGGCTGGAGGCGCATCCCAAAGAGCTCGTCTGCATCGTAGACTAGCCCCTCTAACGTACGTTCGATGCGTCCTACCCGCCGGCGCATTTCCTGATTTTCATCCTCCGCGCCATTCAGGGGTATCCGCCACGTAATAGGGTTGCGGGTAAGAATCTGCCAGGCGGCGTCGACGCCCGTACGAGGCTCATTAGAGATGAATCGCCGCGCTACTCCCAGAGGTTTCGACTGCTGGAGGACGTCTATCAGTCTGTACATTTGCAACCAATAGTCTTGGCGGAGTGAAAGTGGCCGCCAGTAATTCTTCAGCTCTCTCTGCCGCCTGAGAAGAACATCCCTCAATGCGTCCAACTGGGGAGTGTTTTGAATAACAGCAGCGCCTGGAATAGCCATTAGTTACTTCAGCCCAAGCTCCTTTTTGACTTCACTCCAAGGCCGCATTCGGCCGGCCCGGTAATCTTCAAGGCCACGCCGAACTCCCCCCATGAAGTCCTTATCCAGTAGACACGCGGCTCGTAAAGCTGCGGCAATCGTCGTATGCGTTCCCTTTCCGTTGGGGTCTACTATGTAGTCGTACATGTGTCCCTCCTATCTTAACCAAGGCCGCGGTGCGGCCCCTTGTGCGTGACGGTCTACTACTAACCCATGCGCCCCAACCGTAACAATCTCATCGGGTTGGGTCGGACGGTTAGCATTACCCTTCTGCTTTGTATTATACCTAGCCCGAGCCTGGGCCGCAATGAAGCAGAGCCCAGCGTAGCACATCACGAGGTCGTCTTTTTGTCCTTTACCCGCAGCTTTAAGAGTCTCTCGCTTCCCGTAGGATTTTGACCACGTAAACGCACCCATCTGCCGTAGCCCCCACTCATCTTGAAGATGGAAGAACCCACCAAATACCTGTTCACGTAAGGCCGTGAGAATAAGCTGTCGAATCTGGGTTGGGTGCCCCCATGGGTCGACGATGGGCTTCTTGATATTCAGGGACTCGCCAGGCGCCAGGAAGAACCAGAGGTTGTGGTAGCCAATCTCCTGAATCTTCTGAATGCAGGTTGAACCCAGAGCATCACGCTCTCCGCCTAGCAGGGCGTTGTTGTAGTACTTAGCAATAGCCACCGCCATCGGAGCAACCTCAGTCGGCGCAGATTTGACTGCTAGCCTCGCTACAATGAGCATATTCTCGACGTCCATCACAACGATGGCCGAAAAGTCCGAGCTGTCGTCCAGACCACCACCGGCATTGTCTACCCAAACGGCATACGGGGTGCCGAGCTGCGGTCGTTGCCAGATATGCAGATGCGGCGTAGGAAACTGCACAGATGAGCCCGGAAGTTGTGTGACAATCTCCTGTGGAGGGCGTACAGTATCACGGTATCGCTTCAGATGGTTGATACCATCCTGGGAAGCGAAGTAGTTCCCGCCGGCCGTGAGGAAACAGCCGTCAAGAGTCTCTACATACTCCTGGAGAAAGGGGGCATCCGTCTTATCCTGCTGCGCCTTCGTAACGCGGCGCCAGAGAATCTGCCCTGTATCCAAGTCGTACTCATCGATGAGGCGCTGCTCTTCCTCGGTCGGGTGGAAGGACTGAAGAAGTTGCTCCCATTCCGTGTCTGAGTATAGAATGTCGCAGCCAACCACAGTGCCCGCTCGGTAGCGCGGCTCCATCCACCAGGGATAGAAGTGTGTAGTGTTTGGCGAAGCTGGGTTGAAGAGCTTGGAGTCCTGTATCAGGTCATAGAAAGCCCCCTCAGCCCCATTAGGAGTCGACTCAATGTCCAACCAGCCATAGGGAACGCCAGGAACTGAAGGCAGAATACCTCCCAGAAGTTTGCGGGCGTTAGCCTCGGGCCAGTGAGCGAACTCACTCAAGTGGGCAATGTGGGCGCTGTACGCCCGACCAGCAGTTAGCTCGTTACCAGAGCCCCATATCCATCGGCACTCAATGCCCTCAAGAACAAGCTCGTCGTCGTTGTCGAGCCCAATCTCGAACTCCCAGCCCTGCTGCTTCAAATCACGGAGGTGGTGGCGCACGCGGGCACGGAACGTCGAGGTTGTCTGGTCGTCCTGTGTCATCGTCAAGCACTTCAGGCCGGCGCCAGTTACCATGCGCCGAACATTCTTAGCAAGTATGAATGAGGACGCCCGCGTCTGCCGGCCCTTAACAGTGAGGTCTCGTCCCGTCTTATTGAGGGACATCTGCCGTTGCTGCGGAAAGAGGTTGAAGGGGACGACATTTCCCTGCTCATTGTCAATAGTAAGGAGTGCCTCAATCCAATCCATTTCGTCCTGAGGAGTCGGCCCGAAGAACAATCGCGCAGTTTCTGAGTCAAACTCGCCGGTGTCGATACGTTCCTTAGCGGTCGGGGTGGCTTTTGGCTTAGCCATTTATCCCTATCCAAACAGCGCGATACACGCAATCACCAGAGCAGCAATACCCGAGCACGCCGCAAGTAAGGTCGCTCCCGTATTGAGCGCAACCATCAAAGGAGTCCAGCTATCTTGGTGGTCACTTGGCATCTACGCCTCCATATGCGGATTCTTAAAGGTCAGAAGGACTGTGTGCTCCGCTACATCGAAGATGGGCCAGACTCCTTCTACCCCAATATCGAGCACCGCCCGCATCAACTGAGCGAACCGTTCGCTTTCTGAAGTATGGGGGCACTCTGAGCACTTCTCACTCTCAGGAGTACACTCCCCACAGGAGAAGGTAAAACTCACCATATCGGTAGGGTTCCCAGACTCTATCCGTACACCAAACCCAATCCGGGTAGCAGGGAGACCACACATCTCGCCGCCGCCGGCTGGGGTCTGCTGGCAGACCTGCCCCTTCAGTTGGTGGCTCTTGATGAAAACACTGGCAGCGACCATTATTACTATACCTCCTCCTTAGACAGACCGACGCCGCCTTTCAGCGTTGGCCCGTACTCTCGACATTCTACGCCTACCAAATTACACCGCTGTTGGCGCATCGGCTTGGCCTCGCCTGCGCCGGTCCCGGGCATTGGCGGCTGCCCGAGACTTCCCCCTCCCCAGACCTTCAGCGGCACCCTCGGCCCGGAACGTATCCCTACCTAAGCCGCCCGCGCCTCCCTCCGCCCGGGACATACCTCCACCAGGAGTGCCGACCTCCGCCCGAGATTGGTTCTTACCCAGACCCTCAGCAGCACCCTCAGCCCGGGACATCCCAGATTCAGGGCTAAAAGCATTCAATAAGGCCTGCTGTTGAAACTGTACGGGCCTACGAAGGAATGCGTCACGGAACGAACTAGCGGCACTAACCGGGCGCCCAATCGGGGGGGTAGAAGGCAAGGCCGCCTCAGTAAATGGAGTAGAAAAAGCGGAAGGCCCCGCCCGAAGACCAAGGGTAGTACTAAGTCGTCGTGGGCGTTGCGGGCGTCGTGCAAAGGGCGGCATTAGCTACCTTTCCTCAACTTCCCTCGGCGCTGCATACTATGCGCTATCGCTACAGCTTGGGCCTGTGGCTTCCCTTCATGCCGTAGCTTGCGAATCTTCCTGCTAACAGCATCCCGCTTCTTACGTCGGTCAGCCACGCTACGCCCCCTTCACTGCCTCCGCAGGCGGAGATGTCGGGGGTGCGGTCGGGCCTGGGGTCTTTTCAAGTTCCGGCTTCGGCATTGCCTCGGCCTTCCGCGCTAGAAGAATATGCAGCTCCCGGATTTGCATCCGTAGCGCATTTATCTTGTCGTCGTACTCCCTGTCCTGCCGCTTGTATTCCTCCAATACCTCGTAAGGCGGGCGGGCGGGGGCATTGCTCTGCCCCGGCTTCATCGGCGGGTACATCTTAGCGTACAGCTCGCTCTGCTCCTGCCGAAGAGTATTTAGCGAGGCAATGAGCTTCTGAAGGAACTCAGGAGTCTGTTGCTCGTGGTCGGCCGGAATAGGCGGGTTGGCCGTACCGGTAGCCTGTGCGGCCGGAGTTTGGACGTTATAGTCCTGAGTCGGTATGACGCCAGAGGCATGTTCTCCGCAGTAGTTGCACATAGAAGGTCTCCTAGCCTACAAGAAGCTAGTTAGCCGTGGGCTCTACAATCCACTGGAGCTGGGCCGTTATCTGGTGGATTGCGCCTCCACCAACATACAGCGCCAGAGTTGCCGGACCAACTAGAGCAGGAAGAACCGTTGGCTTCCATTCAAAGTTAGCGGGGCCAGCAGTAGCCGGGGTGGCAACGTTGTCCTCGTGCTTGAAGGCTCGCCAGAGGTTGCAGTTGACATCAGCATCCACATCTCCACTAGCTTCCTGTCGCACTGTACACCCCGAGTTGTCCCCCAACCCTGTTCGTAGGTTTACCGGGCCGAAGTCTGCGGCGTCACTGGTGCCATTTCCCACATCCGACGGAGCCGAGCCAATGAGCGCCTCAAAGGCGTTAGTTGCCCCTGTGTCCTCAACTTGGATGGCGCCATAGAAGGGGCGAATAGTCACACCAGACGGTACACGAACCCACAGAGTAGGCCGTAGAGTTACGATGACCTGATTGGGGAGGGGTTCGCCCGCTGATAGCAGGCCGATACCCGCACAGTAACCATATCCCAAACGAATTAGGTCATCAAGAGCACTGGCTGCATAGAGCGCACCCACGCGGTTAGACCGAAGTGACCGGTAATTGCCATCACTAGTGACAGAGGCACTTCCCTCTTGTGCGCGGACACGCATGTCTGCATCACGTTCCCAAGGCATAATGTATTTTCTCCTCTTGCAAGAGTAGACTGAGCGACAAGCGTCACCCACTACTCTCATTGTAGCTGGAGAGGAAACCTATTGTCAAGGACTAGGGGTTTTAACCAGGGGCGGGGTCAGCCGCTTAATGCCGCGCGTCACTCTATCAATAAGCGTGATGATTGGGTCGACGACCTGCTGCTCTGTGATACCTAGGAACTTTGCCAGGCGCGTGATAACATGCCCAGTTGCAGCCTCCGCACGCGCCACTATTGCTTCCACCGGTAGCTTCTCTCGCTCCTTCACAGGCTCCTTCTCAGGCACCAACTCTGGCCGCGGGAGGGTTTTGGGAAGTACACGCGGCTGGCCTATTACTTCGGTTAAAGGCTTCCCAATCTTTGTGCCCATTACTTTCGATACCCCTCCCCAAAGAAGTCTTTCCTCATCCGGTCAGTGATTTCGGTCTTCTTCCGCCAGCCGTTAATTTCTAGGCATGAGGGGCATCCACGCATGTCGTCTCGGTCAAGAATAGGAATACCCAGACTCATACCAATGGCACCCAAGACCTCTTGTTGGTCATGTGAGCTCCCTAGTATAGGCGGAGGCCACGCTAGGGCGGACGGATATACAGGCTGTTGCATAGCCGGAGGCATTGCCGGAGCGATGTAAACCTTCTGCCCCGGCCTCTCAGGGGACAGGAAATAGTCAATAGAGTACTGTGTCGTCCGTCCCCCGCCAGTGTGGAGCATAGTACGCTTCAGGCATGTCACGTGGGCGTAGATGTTGTAGGGGGTCAGGTAGGCATCCTTCAGCGTTCGGTAGAAGTAGTGCCCGCAAGTGCAGTCCCAGTCCGGCGCCGGGCCATCATGAGGAACTTTCTTACCCTCGAAGGCATAAACAGCGTTGAGCTTCTCCCGCGCAGCCTCCGTCATCCATTTTGCACCCGAGATGCCACGGCACTGAGCCTCCTCCTGGAGGGCAGAATGCAGGTGCATCCCTGCTGCTCCTTGCAAGACCGGCTGAGATGTCTTTGAACATCGAGCAAGGGTGTAGGTTCGGAAGCCGTGGATGAAGCTCATACCTCAGTATACCTCAGCACTTCAAACTCCCGCCACCCCGACGGTACGTCAGGGCCACGGTACGCTTGTGGTGGCTCCCCTCGAATGACAGCGCCACTTTCATCGGAAACCGGTATCGGCGGATGATGGGCCAGAGGAAATCGTAGAAACGGTCATCATGCTCCCCACGGTATTCTGGTACCCGCTTCAACAGGATATTGTGGCACATCTCATGGAGCAATGAAAGACGCGCGTCTTGCCGGTCAGAACCAGCACCCACACCAATCGAGTGGCCCTTTAGCGTGCAGTACCCAGAGGACGTCGGAGAACGTCGTGTCTTCCAGTGTAGGTAGGGAGGGGCTATCTTGTAGTCCCGGGCCATCTTACGCATCAGGCGTAGCGCCCACCGCGGCGGTTCCACGGGGTACCTCCTAGAAGTCTCTGCCGGCTTTTCGTAACTTGAGGGCCATGTTTAGACTTTGCCTTCGTAGTCGCCGGCCCCGCTCAGTATCCTCTGAACCGAACTTCATAAACTTACCGCGCATCGTACCCGGGCGTACCACGGCCGACACTTGTGAAGTTGGACGACTTACCCCGGCTCGAGTACGTGAAATACGCTGACGCCTCAAACGCGGCTCAGTCTCAAAGCGGGCGGCTTGTGCTGTTTGAACGCCGGTCTTAGGAAGCTGGGTTCCTCGCGTTGCCGCACTGAGTGCCGGGTGCCCTGCACCAAGCAGATGAGCAACCTCATGCCGGGCAACACCCTTAACACGCTGGGTCGACGCACGAAGACGTCCTGTCGCCCCAGTAGAGAATTGAACAGGGTTTGAGGCACGAGCCTCGACTGTAGGACTAGCTTCGGCAGAAAACGGACGAGCCCGGGACGCTACGGGAATCCTAGCGGCCTGCGCCGCGGCGGCCGGCGGTAGTTCAGCAAGGGCAGTACGTATACCCGCACTCGCTATCCTAGTGGACTGGCGCCTGTTGCGAACTCTATCTCGCCGAAGTCGGGACAAGTTAGGGGGCATCGTCTTCCTCTGGGGGCGGGACAGCCCGCCCACCGCACTGGTCGCATTTTGCCTGGACTGAATCTAGTTCAACATTCAAATGCGTGTGAACGAGACCTTCACACGCCTCACACCATGTGGGCGGCGTCACACAGGCGTCGCACCGCAAGTCGCCCTTTGTATGGTAGGTCCAGAAGGTATCCATCCTACTCCCTCAGCATTTTCTCCAGTTCGTCCATCCCCTGCTTCAAGGAATCAATACTGCCCGTAGGACTGGTCTGCATCTGCAGGTAGGCCAGCATAAGAAGCGCGGCTAGCATCTTCCACGAAGGTTTAGGGGCGGGACGGATGGGCATATTATCCACCGCTCCAAAGAACGCCACGGACACGCGGCGAAACAGCCGGGGTGACGTTGATGAACGAAATCTCGGAGCTAATCTCCAAGTCGTGCTCATCGTAGCCATCGCCCTCTTCCAGCAGGAAGTCGGAGACAGTGGCCACGGCATCGAAGGCCAGCGCTACACTACCGGGGCCCTCGTTGATTAGGGACAAGATTCTCCCCTTGTCTCCACCGGGAACTGCTACGAGGGGTTCGGCCGTGGCCGGTACAGCCAGTGTTACGTCGAATGATGTTGCGGTGTCGGATACGGGGAACGCGGATTTTGGTCTTGGTCTGATAGGCATGTCAAAACTCCCGTGTAATGTGCATCAAATATCTTCATCTCTACTATACCAAAGTTGACACCGCGGCGCAAGCACGTTATCATGAAGACGGAGGTACATCATGACCAAATGCCCACAGTGTGACTACGACGCCATCTGGGTTAAAGACCTATCACTCTGCATCGCGTTCGATGGCACCCAGATATTCTATCCGCGGAAGGTCGTAGCTTTCTGCAACACAACCACTTGCGACCAACGGTATTGGTGGTATCCGACAACGGGGAGGATTACGAAACGCAACATCGGCCCATACTCTCCCTATCTACACCGATATACCACAAAAGCTACGGAGGCTAGTACCTAGTGCCAACTCAGATTTATATCTGCGAGCAACACGGTGAGTTCGAGGTCGCCTACAACATCTCGGAGACCGTACGCCCCATCGCCGGCTGTCCCCATGGTAAGTGTGGGAGGGCGGGAGATTGGGTGCCACAGGTAGTATCATTCAGCGTCGACGGCGGTACCGGCGCCCAGAGGAACCCACGATGAGAGCCAATGCCGAATCCCAACTTCGCTCAGAGATTAAAGCCCTAGAGTACGAAATCGAATCCTGCCCCGCCGTCAGCTACCACACACAGAAGCCCGAGGACATAGGCGCCTGCGTCCACCCGTGGAACAAGGTGTACGAAGGCGAGGGCGACGACTATGGCCGAACCATTTGCATGGCCTGTAACGAAGTCCTCATTGAGCCGTTTCCAGAAGAGGAGATAGAACTCATGAACAAGGACACTTGTGACAAAACACACCTAGACGACCTACCGGTGCTGGCCCGCGACATAGCAGCAGCCTTTCTACCAGACGGCCCCCAATGCAAAAAGTACGTCCCGGTAGAACTGGGGCAAAGTCGCTGCCTACTACCAACCCCCCACCCAAACGAGGACCATGTCTTCATGTGCGGCTTGGGTGACGAAGAGATTGAGGCGTGGGAGCAGGAGGATTAGATGGAACGAACAGTCTACAGCGAGAAGATACCTGGCGGCAAGCGCAACTTCAGATGGCCCGTTAGTTTCGACGCTACGGGGGGTAAGGTGCGTGGCCACATCGGTATCGACCAGTACGACAGAGAGAGCAAAAGACTCGTCGACCGCGTGCTGCTGTCGCCGGCGCAGGTGACGGCCCTCCTAGAGTTCTTGGGGGTGTCACGGTGAAGTTTCTACATAGCAAGGTGTTCAAAATGAAAGGACAAGACCTCCACGGTGGATGCGCACACGGTACAGCCAACGCCTGGACTCAGGAGCCCACACGCAGGTACTTCAAGAGATGCGACACCTGCGACACGTTCCGTCCCTGGGCATCCTACTACGAGGTGTACTACGCTGACGTCGACCGGGAAGAGACCTGCTGGTGGTGGGAATGCACGAAGTGCCTCATCAAGACCGTCTCGGACTATGCTGAGGTGTGGGAGCTTGAAGACCCTCCGGCCGAAATGGGTGCCACGGAAATTATGGAAGCAGAGGCCGCGAGGAGTGCCGCAGATACACTTAAACAACTAGCTACAGCCCTAGAAAACTCAGGCGAAAAGGAAATAGCCGCCCGTGTACGGGTGGCAGAGGCCGAAGCAGAGGAAAAGGAAAGACGTAAGTGGGCCGACTTCGACGTCGAGCTCGCAGAGCGTAACTATGACCTACCCCCCAACACAACTTGTCCGGGCTGTGGAGTAGAGATAGACCTCCAGGAGGAAGGGTGGCGCCGAGACGACGGCCCCTGCATGGACGGCAACTACTGGTGCATCAACCCCTTTAACGACGGCCAGTGCTGCGGGTGTGTCCCCAACGATGAAAACGAGAGGGCAGAGCGAGCCGAGGCAGCTCACCGAGACTTAATTCGAGCTACGGACGAAGATGGCTGGGAGCCTATAGGCACACACGAGCACCCCCAACTAGAGTCTGAACCGGACGATTAGGCGAATAATCCCCTAGCCTACGCGATTGCGCGTATATTCTCGTAATCCGTGGCGGTCGTTTCTTTTTTTGCGCACCAGCCATAACATTTATCGGGTGTCACTCACTCGAACACCCCGGCTCATACGATGAAACGCCGCGTCGCCGGCTAAACCGGTGGAGAATGACATCAGAGTACCAGAAATCCCCCTCGGGCAGGTATTAGTGGCGCGATAGGCACTCTGAAGCCGCCGAAAGCGGTTCTGGCGGCCTGTTTCGACCGGGTGGACCGGCGTAGCACGCGAAAATGCGCTATAATGGAGGCAGGAGGCGCGAAATGTCAATGACAACAGCCATCGACCGGGCCGAATTGCAACGGGTGGCCAATTTGCTGCCGAAAAGCGGCGCCGGCTGGAAGTTCGACTTCGGCAACATGGTACGGAGGGTGCTCTGGGACCTCGACGCTGCGGAGGAAGAGGCGCGACACCACAATGAGCGGGCCAAAGTCAAGTAAAGCACGAGTAGGCTACACCCGTTAAACGAAGGAGGTGATGCCCTGTTCCTTACGACACCCCCTATGTGAAACCAGCCTGTGGCGGCAGGTTTTCTCAATTTCTCTCCAATTTTCAGCGTAGAGTGTGTGGGGTCTAACCTATCACTCCCAACACCCACACCATAACGTCACCCTTCCCATAACACACCATAACGCCCCCGTACCAGCACGGACGACCCTGCGCGGGCGCGAATGATGTATGGCGCGACTAGACATGTATCGTGCGGATGATGTATCATGCGAGATGATGTCGCATGCCTGCCCAGCACCCCGAGTCACTGACACCTGGTTAGCGCACCCAGCACCCCGAGTCACTGACAACCCATTGTCCCTCACACCTGGTTAGCCCGCCCATACCCCTGATACCTAGAGTGAGGCACTCGCCATTAGCCGCAGTTGCCCCTGGCCTTGATTAGCTCCATACCCTTGACAGCCCTTCAGGTCTATGATAGACTACCGATGATAGAGGCGAGAGGAGGAGTAGCGACAATGACACGAGTATATGCATGGCGACACGCCGAAAGCCCGTGCGGGGAGTGCGGAAGCAAGATTGAACGGTACAACGGTATCGTATGGGTATGTACCCGATGTTGGTTAGGTGTTAGCACGGAAGCTAAGAGCAGATACGCCTAGCACAGTCGAAACTATGGCGGTAGTCATACGGGAATGGCCGCCCGTATCTGATGAGATAGGCCAAGACACAGCACTCCAATGGCCGGCAGGGCATAGCGGCCCGTATGGCCGGCCAGGAGCATACCGGACAGGGGTTGGTGACTACGGCCCCCGCGCAGCTAGCACGCACGGACAACGCACTAGCAGAGGCGGACAGAGGGGCAACGGGTAGCAACCTCGTGAGGCTCACTCGGTAAATAAATAGAGAGGGACACAGAGAGCGGGACGTCAGACTCGCCACACGGCAACGCTCCGTTATCAGGTGTCACTGACAAGGGGTTTCCGGGATAGGAGCGCGTACCATGGCTACGTTCAATCCAGACGGCACGGTAGACTCGAACCCAAACGGCTACATATTCGCAGAACGTGACAGCCCACAATGGGATGCCGTGTGGCAAGCACTCATAGCCACCGGCCGCAACCCCAAAGAATACATGTTGATGCACGGAACGCCGTGGCGGGGCCATGTAGAGTGGGGCTTCAAGCACACGGACACGCGAAAGTATATATACGTAACCGTCTAATAGGCAGCACGGGAACCTCTTGTCAGCGGCATCTGGTAGCACACCCTCAATACCTAGAGTCAGTCACTCCCCACTATTGGGAAGGGAGCGCACAATGACACAAGATAGCCGGACAGGGAGATTCCAAGCGGACGCGCCAGTTGAGCGCGGCTCACACGGTATCCGTAACAGTGAAGGGCGTATCATCGGCCAGGTATGGAGCACTCCATACGGTTGGTTCGCTGGGCCGCTTAACTCGCAGATACAAACCATACCTTGTGTAGACAGGGCGGACGCTATACGGACGGTAGAGCGTCTAGGGACAACGGAAGCGGCCCAGCCACGCAAGGCCGCAACAGGCAACTAGGGCGAATACATGGAGTGACTGACTCTAGGTATTGAGGCAACGCTCCGTTATCAGGTGTCACCTACAGGGGGTTTCGCCCCAACAGGAGGAAATCAAACATGAATCTTCACGAGATTATCCATGCTTATCTACGGATGAAACAAACAGACAGTGAAGCATGGTTACGAGAATTAGTGCAAGATGCAGGTTTAAGCGTGTGTTTCATAAAGCATATTGCAGCTCTGAGAGAATAGGGGAGCAATAGGGATTCCGAACAAGTTATGAGCGTCTTGAAACGGTACAGAAGGCAGGATAGCAACACACAGCAACGCGGAACCCCTTGTAGGTGGCATCTGGTAGCACACTCTCGAAACCCCTTGCCAGTCACTCCCCAATACCGAAGGGAGTAAACGACTATGCTGTACCACGCACACGTCCAACACCCGCGAGGTAGCGGCTACATGATGCAGTCTGGTGCCTTCCACAACGTAGAAGAGGCGCTGACCAGATACCTTGAGCTAGTAGATGCCGACAATAACCCATTCGGGCGGAACGCGTTGGAGCGATACAGTGACTCGATTCGAGTCCTACTGATACCAGCAGAGCTACGCGGGCCGGATGCGATGGCATATACAGGCTTCTGCGACGTATGGAATGAGGATGGGAGCGACGCCTACGAGACGGAAGAGCCGGCCTATGTACCCGTGCCGAACCCACGGTACAAAGGCTAGGCGAATACATGGAGTGACTGACAAGGGGTTTTGAGGGAGAAGGGAGAGACACGCCAATGACGAACCAACAGGTAGCGCAAGCCTGGGCAAACGGTCAGGCCGGCGCTAGCGCACACATGCATACAGACGGCCGGACAATCCATTCGTACGAACTCTGTATCGGGGAATGGCGAAACAATGTACCGGTAGTATTCAACTACACGGCCCGCGAGCAAGTAACCGTAGGCGGTCACGCTGTACCGTCTGAAGGCTTCTACCGCGTTACGACGTCCGGCCATGTTAGAATTGCCCGCAAGGTTGCCGGATTCGCGGTCAAGTAAGTGCGCCATGTTCCGATACAAGGATACCGACTGGCTCATATGTATTACCTGTGAAGGCGAGGGCGTCCTATACTGCCTTGACTGCAATTCGACATGTGACCATGACAAGATGCACCGGCCATGCCACGGCATAGGCTGGAAGCGCCCACGGACACGTATAGAATGGCTAATAGCGAGAGCCTAGGGAACTATGACGCCCCGCTCTCTGTGTCCCCTCAAGAGACCAGCGAAACACGGCGCGTTAGCATAGAGAGGAGCAACACGCAATGTCACACGACGAAACAATCAATCACTGTAACGACGCCTATACATTCTGCACGGGTAAGGATAGCTGCGTGTGTAGCTGCGAACCCTGCGTCCAGCTAACCGAACCGCAATGCTGTGTGGCCGGAGAATGCACCGAGGAGCCAGGACATGTTACACCCAGCGACGGCCACTGCCCGAATTGCTGCCCCGAAAACTGTACAGACTGCGGCATCCCGTCGAAGTAACCGCATGCTAACGCGCCGTGTTTCGCTGGTCTCAAGAGACATCCGGTAGCCGCTGGGTTAGCGCCAACAGATAGGAGTAACGACCATGCCCAACGCTACTAACGAACAGCTACGAGCCGCACTGGTACTGACCACGTCTGCACTCAAGGATGTAATGGGGGCGTCCGACAACGGCGAGCCATACTCTAACGAAGAGCTACAATCGCCCAACGCAGGATTCAGTCAAGCCGTATATGCTGGCGAGCTACGGCTAGGGCTTGTACCAAACCAAGAGCCTGATAGCATGGAGTGCCCACGGTGCTAGCGGGTATCATCATGTTTGAATCGGCGTTCCGCGTAGTGTCAGACGGTATGGCTGGCGTTGTCATCGCTTGCCAGCGTTGCGAATGGCGGGGACACTACGAAACGGAGTTTACAGACCCCCGCGAGGGCACAATCGCCCACGGCGAACCCTACAGCGACTCAGAGCTTCTCCACATGAGGGCGCTTGAGGCGCTGGAAGAGGCGGTGCATGACCATCGAGACCACGCAACAGGGCCAACGTTTGTACCCGCCTACTGAGGCGACCATGCTAGCCCTGCGGCTACCGGACGTCTCTATCAATGCGAACCCGTCACGGGTTCGGCATTCTAGCAGGTAGAGGAGCAGACGATGGATAGAGTTGACCTAATCGCCAGCGGGTATGACTGGATATGCCCCGACTGTAACCTTATCAACACAGAAATTGAGGCGGTTACAGAGGCGGTAACATGCGGGCAAGGGGGCAAGGACGTGCTGCAAGGCGTAATAGATAGCGGCTGTGGCCGCACGTTCGCGCCTGGTCTACCAGAACACGCATACGAATAACCGCTAGTACATCGGAAGTCCCCACAGAGGAGTAGACTATGCCTACCTACAGAATCAAGTATGCAGACGGCACGCGAGACGAACAGACGGTAGCGCGTAAGACTCTGCTGCACTTCGACTCTCGCAACGGCCGGCCGACGTCGGTTAAGAGTGTCAAGCGTATAGCCTAACGTATCCGGCCCTAGCGCCCACTGGTTAGCGGCGGCTCATAGAGCGTACCCAATACTAGGGCCGGATACACTACAACAGAGAGGAGGCGTGGCCGAATGGAGCGATTCACCTACCAACGCGCAGCTGAAGGTGGCTTCCCGTGCCAACACGGTTGGGAAGTAGTAGACACAAGCGACGGGGAAGTGGTTTGCTTAGCTACAACGCAAGTGGAAGCAAGCGCGGAAGCAAGAGCATTAAACGAGGAAGAGGAGGAGAGCGACTAGCCATGACACACGTACACAGATGGGCATTAGAGCCTTGCCTACAGTCTCGCCGGCGCATTGTCGGCGGCGAGTATGACGGCGAGCTCTACACAGAGCGCCTAACACGCGGAAACATTGAGGGCGTCTGTAAGGATGCGGGCTGCCAAGAGTCACGGACGTTTCACCCGTTCGCCGGTATGGGCGATGGAGCTCCCGCGTTCAACCTGGCGTTAAGAGTATCGAACGCCTAGCAACGGACTACCCCCTACGTCCTAACCGGCGTAGGGGGTACAGTTTTGCCCAAAAGTGCCGACAATATATAGTAGGAGAGGGTCGCCGGTACGATGGCCAGGGCGCATGGCTCTTACCCACGCGCTCAATGCAGCACCTACCAGTCATGCCCGTGGCGCGGTGGCGTGCGCGGGGCCGTTGAGTGCCAACCGGCGACCCTCTCTCACTATCAGTAGAGAGAGGGGAAGAGACAATGGATTATGACGCACTAAACAAGGCATATCGGAAAGCAAAAGGCGCACTAACGCGGGCGCAGAACAGTGACGACCCTCGCAAGGTGATAGCCGCAGTTACGGCAGCACGGGCAGCGTTCGACCGCGACGGCTACCCCGACCTATGGCCACGTTGGAGAATCGCCGTTAGCGACCTTGAGTACCACGACAACCCGGAGATACGCACAGCAGCCCGGTTAGAATCGGACGCTTGGTTAAATTAGAGAGGAGCGAGCATCATGTGTCCAGCTTGTAACGGGCAGAGGCTAGAACTGCTAGGGACTCTCGGCAGTCTGTCATGGTGGCGCTGTCGGGACTGCGGGACGGAGTCCTACGAGAGCTAGACATAGGAGGTATTGACGCCCCTTCAGAATATCGTCAACGTACCGACAATAGTAGTAGAGGAGGCGAACAGAGATGCGAGGACTAGCAGAGATACAGGCAGACAATGAGCGGGCCGCTACCCGCGAGCTCGCAGAGCTACGGGCAGACACAGTGAAGGGTCTACGCCGTGCCTTCGACCTACACGGCATCGAGGGTGTGGCGCGGCTTCTAGGGGAAGCGGGCATTATCATATCCTTATTAGGCCCATTCGCAGCCGACCACGACTGCCTACGGCCAGGAGAGGAGACCGTTTTCCCAAACGACCGGGGGTAGGCCGATGCCCGCGTCTCTCCCCTAGAGGGACGCGGGGACGGGCTTATAACCGAGAGAGGAGCGAGAGACCATGTGCGAGAATCCACAGGCCGAAGACAACGGCGAGGGTAGCTGCTGCGGCGACTGCACACCCAAGCGCTACAACGTAGTACGCATGTTCAAGGTATCGGGCCGACGCAAGATAATGCGCCGCAGATTGCTCCTAGCGGACGCGCGAGCGCACTGCCAGCGCGACGACACGCACAAGGCGGGCGTATGGTTCGACGGGTACGAGGAGGCGTAAAATGACACATACAATCGGGCACGACACCGGCATCTATCGCTCATCAGGCACATTCAACTGTGACGTATGCGACGAAGAGAACGAAGAGCGCGTCAACATCGAGAGCGCGGCGCTGATACAGATATGCGCAGAGTGTGCCGTCCTGGCCGGGATAATAGGGGCAGAGATAAGCGATGAAGAGGAGGCGTAGAATGCGAACGCTACTGCTGATTATGCTGGGACTCGGCCCACTACTACTCGCCTTGCGCAGATGGGAGCGGGAGCAATGACGTGGCTAGAGGCAAAGCTAGTCATACCATCGATGCCGAACAAGGGCGGTAAGATAGCGCCAGCCGAATATGCCCGCCGGTTAGAGGCGATTGAATACTTCATCGGCTCTACCTTCGGCGGATTCACAGTCGTCGATGGTCGCGGCGTCTGGTGCGATGGCACCAAAGATATTTACGAGCCCGTACGCATCTATACGATAGCATACGAATCGTCTGTCGCCTTGTGCGCCGCTATGGATACGGGGCGAGATACAATCAAGGAACGGCTAGACCAAAAGGCCGTGTATCTCAGCCACACGGTACTAACCGGCCCGGCAATCACGTAGAGAGAGGAGAAGGCAATGATTAGCGACCAGATACGACAGGCGGAAGACGCAGCACGGTTCCTTACCCGCGTACTGTCCGGCTTCAATGAGAGCAACACGTATGATACGTACAAGGAAGTCGAGCACTTCACGGATGAAGAGTACGAAGAGGCCATAGACACCTTGACCGAGTTTGGCAACGGGATGGGCGTGACAGAACTAGCTAATAGCACGCTCGCCATTTAGAGAGAGCGTCGCACGCAACGCGAAACGACCCAGGAAGCTAGGAGAGACGACATGAACGACGAAGAGTACAGGGAATTGGCACGCAGTCAATACGCCCACGACGGCGAGATAGAGATAGACAGCGACGCCAATGTTAGCCGCGCTCACGACCATCCGCCGGAGGACTCGGCACGGTGCCACAATGCCGACGAAGATGGAGCCTACGTGCAGGCGTGGGTGTGGGTATCCGTAGACAACGCGGCGAGCTCGGAAGAGCCTTGCCCCTGCGGGCGTCCGGGGCCAGTGCTGCACATGGTAGGGGAGACATGCTGCCGGTAAGCGAGCTACTAGCGCTCGTGGCGCTGGCATTCCTCGCTGTCCATCTGCTCACGGATGCCCGCCGCATGGTGCAGGTGCTCAAGCTCCGGCACTCACGTGGAGGCCACGAAGCGAATGTGGGCTTCGGGTGTCTACGCTGCAAGCAGGTAGGAGCGGGCATCAAAGAGGCATGGTGGGAGGTTGCCACATTCGTGGCGCTCATAGGGCACATCGTATTCGACTACACAGGATAGGAGGCTACCATGGAGTACCTAGACCTAGACGACCTTGCCCAAGAACTAGACGAGCTCAACGACCTCGCCGAGTCCAATGGGGGACTTGACGAAGAGGATAGCTTGCGCTGGGCCGCACTCAAGCTTCTCACTACTGACCTAGGCGGCGACCTAGACAGCGTCCACGGAGACAGGACACTCATCCCAGAGGAGGAGTTCGAGGACTATGCCCGAGACTTCGCCTATGACGTAGGATATGTTGACCCCGGCAGTCAAATGGAATCCTACATAGACTGGGAGCGGTGGGCCAAAGACGTACAAAGGGACTACACTTCCGTCGAGTTCGACGGTACGACTTACCTGATACGGCGGGGATAGGAGGGGCAAGATGAGCAGAAAGCTACTACCATACACCGTCGTCGGCTTCTACATTGACAGCCGGGAGCAGGACACCTACGTTGCATGGGTACAGGCGCCCACAGTCGAGCACGCTATTGAGGCGGCACTTCGCGAAGACTCGGCCCGCGAGGGTGCCTTCGTCGTGGCTGTATTCGAGGGCCATGTCATAGACAAGGCCGAATCGGAGAATCGCGTATGAACTGCTTGAACTGCGACGGGGAGCTCGTCATGCGCGAGACATTCGAGTACCCTCTCGATAGCAACGGCGTATGGACACGAGAAGGATACGACATAGACCAAATGGGCGTATACTGCCATGTCTGCGGGGCCGGTCATCTCTACGATGAGATACATGAGAGCGGAGACCAGTTTACCATCGCACTCGTGGCGAACAGCGACCCCAAGCCCGTCGCCGTCCTCGCCATTGGCTACAGGGGCGGGGTCGTAGATGCTATCGACTCAGAGTCAATGGTGGGCCTCATCGCTATCGATGAAGACCATCGTGAGGTAGGGCTCTTTCTCACCCGACCCCATGACGAGGCTAGCCCCTGGTGGCGGCGGGCAATAACGCTGCTCGCGCTCATCAAGCCAGGGGAATGGAGGGCGAACTTCGCAGAGGGGGAAGAGGGCGATGACTCCAATAAAAGCTGACATGCCGAGGCAGTGGAGCACCATGATGGGGCCGATACCGCAGGACATACGACGTCGGGCTCTACGCGGAGACCGCCAGCTTAACAACCGACCGTCTGGCATCATTCACAATCACGAACGGGGAACCGGGCGCATCGTCTACGGGGGATACTGCCCGACCGCCCCGATGTACCACCTCTTTCGCTGCACGGCTCTCAGTACCCCGCCGCGCCGCAAGGTGGTACTAAAGGCGTTCAATCATCGAGTCTTCACTGCGGAGTCGAAGGCCGGCCGCGGCGGATGCTCCATGCGCCTGTGCCCCGGAGAGGCTATACTCATGGATGAGAAGGGAACACAAGCATACTGCGAGAGGTGCGCCCGCCGAGCACAAGGCAGGCTGCCTTGTACATGGACTAGCGTCCTCGCCTGTGATAGAGTCATGGGTCTGGACACAGGGCCGTATGGTACGCCCTGCCCAACCTGCCGCAACTTTGAGGAGGTATCAGAATGAAGTACACACTATACGACGGGGAGACCGCCCTTCTCGCCTCTGACGAACGTGGGGACATGACCGTCTACGCGACACCCCCCTGGCTATGGCAGTTCGGGGCAATAACTATTGGAAACCCGCCGCGTCTGTGGCTGCTAACCGAGGGTCTAGAGATGGTGGTAGAAGGTCGCCGGGCGTGGCGTCAGAAGATACCAAAGAACGCGATAGCGAAGCGTGAAATGCTCAACCCTACGGGTAAGTGCTGTCATGGATGAGTGCAACGACGGCCTAAACGAAGAGCCCATAGACCAGTTACAGCGGTGCGCTACCTGCCGGATGGAGCGGGCGTGCCGTTACTATGGGAGAGACAACGTATGGCTCTGCCTGACCGGAGCAGACAAGTGCTGGCGCCGGCGCAAGGCGCGGAGTAACAAGGTGAAACGCTCGCGTCGATAATACGTTATAATAGTATGGGGGTGAGAGGGCTCGACGGTTGGATAACGCGCTAAGGCGCGGCCGGCCGGACGCCAGTTCGACACTGGCCACCTCCACCATCATGGGTTCACGCCTGTGCCTCTCCCTACCTCGTAGCAAGTGCTCCCAGGTAGGTGGGGTATGAGGAGTAATGTGTACACGCCACTGACGCGGGTGAGTTCTCCTGCGGGAGGCCCACGTTGAGAGGCAACAGGCGCGAGACCATGAGAAACAGAGGAGGTGCAGCATCTCACCAATAGCCTACGCGCTGTACAAGCACCTGAGGGCGCAGCCCGAGGGTACCAACTTGGTGATGGAAGAGCTCATTGGCGTCCTGAGGAGCAGCAAGACTGCTGTACGCGCTGCGTTCGCCGAACTCTCTAGCGAGGGCTTAGTAAGCTACGAGCAGGAGGTGTAACAATGAAGGCCATTGACACAACAATCGACCTGGCCTCAACAAGTGTAAGTGCCCTTCCATGGAACTTATTTACCAACGAGGCACTTGCGCAGAACAAACCCTACCTTCAATCCACCAACTGGACTATCGACCTTGGGTCTCCGCTGGAAAAACTCATCAAGCTCGACGGGGGGAGAGGCAAGGTCATCTACCAGGACATGCAGAGGGGTACATTATTCCTTACTCTTGACGACGGGGGGATTGGCCTTGTGATGGTAGAAAGGTCGGGAGTTTCAGTAGTTACAGCCTTCCCCGACCTGGCCGCTACTCCCCATCTACACTTCGTCAATGAGGTTAGACAGCTCTTTCCAGTCGCTACCCCGAAGGACGATAAGACAATTCAGATTCGCTTCTGGATGCTTGGCCCCAGCGGGGCACTTGAGCAATCAAGACGTATTGATGTCCCTGACTGGGAAGACATCAGTGGCAACTACTCACAGCTAGCCGCTGCCCCTCTAACCGAACTAATGGCCCAGTTTCAACCCGCGCACGGAGGGCGGCTTGTACTATGGCATGGCCCTCCAGGGACAGGAAAGACCTTTGCGCTGAGAGCACTCGCATACTCCTGGCGACACTGGTGCAATACCGAATATATTGTTGACCCTGAGGCTTTCTTCGGTTCGGCCGCCTACATGATGGGTGTAGTCATGGGCGAGAACAACGGAGACTCGGCCATTACGAGACCTCGCGCTTCTCCGCACCCAAACGCCGAACAAGGTAAGTGGCGGCTACTAATACTAGAGGATGCGGGTGAGCTACTGGCGGAGGACGCCCGCCAAAGAGAGGGGCAGGCCCTATCCCGATTCCTCAATCTGTCCGATGGAATGATTGGCCAGGGGATGAGGGTCATAGCCCTCGTGACCACGAACGAACCGCTGGGCAAGCTCCACCCCGCAGTGGGTAGACCGGGACGCTGCGCCGCCGAGGTAGAGTTCAAACCGCTCACCACCGAGGAGGCCCAAGCCTGGTTCACAGAGCATAAAGTAGAAGGCACAGCGACAAAGGCGTACACGTTAGCAGAACTCTACGCAGCAGCAGAAGGATTCACTGGAGCGAAGGGCCATACAAGAGCAGCGATAGGATTAGGCGGGCGGTAGTGGCGCATAACATCATCACAGTCACCAACACTCACGCCCGGTTCGAGGGGCCAAATATCTATCAGGCCCGTACCCTCTTGTCGTATCGACAGAAGGGATACATTTTTACGCGGGCATACAAGCGCGGGGGCTGGGACGGCTGGGTAAAAATTATGTCGCCGAGCGGCCGATTCGCCGCCGGCCTCACTCCCTGGCTAGCCGCACGTCTCCACGCGGAGGGAATCGACGTTGAGGTGGTAGAAGAGCGGCCGGCCGCTCCCACCGTGGACTTCCGTCTCGCCGGGCTCCACAACAGCACAGTGTTCCGCCAACACCAGACGGAGGCCATAGAAAAGGCGGAACAGGGAGAGCGGGGCGTGGTATGGCACCCAACGGCGGCAGGCAAAACGGAAGTCCTCTTAGAACTAGCGCGGCGCATTGGTCTGCCGGGGTTGATACTGGTACACCGGAAAGACCTCATGACTCAAACAGCCGACCGTGCTATCAAAACACTAGGCTTAGGCCGCGGCCTAGAGGACTTCGATAAACAGGACGTCATAGGCGTCATTGGTGACGGCAAGTGGGAACCCCGCGTCCTCACCGTCGCCACTTTCCAGACCCTCTACCGCCGCCTCAAGGGGAAAGAGGGCATCGAGACCTGGCTACGCGAGGAGATAGGGCAGGTACACGTTGACGAGGCCCATCACCTCCCCGCCAAGAGCTACGAGCGGGTGATGGCCAACCTTTGGTCTGCAAAATGGCGCTACGGCTACAGCGCGACCCCGTATAAGGAGGAAGACCTTGAGACATTCTTCAAAGTCTGCTCCTGGCTCGGCCCCACAATCCACCACGTTGGAGCCGATGAGCTCGCCGAGCAAGGCCATCTAGTGGCTGTTGATGTCTTCATGATAGCAATGCCAAAGAACCGGATAAGCTGGAAGAAGTGGCCGGAAGCCGTCGAATATGGTATCATTAGCAACACAGTACGCAACAGCTACATCGTTGACCTCGCCCGGCGCCTGAACGAGAGTAGGAGCGGCGCCGTCGCCATCCTCGTGGAACGCCTGGAGCACGGGACGAAGCTGGCGAAGATGCTGGACTGCCCATTCATCGCGGGGAAGCAGTCAACCAAAGTGCGGCAGCAGGCGTACGATGACGTACGAGCCGGAAAGCTGAACCTCCTCGTAATCAGCAAGATAGCCGACGAAGGGCTTGACATACCGCCCCTAACCTTCTTGATTATGGCGGGGGGAGGTAAGGCCCCGCACCTCACTGTTCAGAGAGTCGGGAGAGGCATGAGGCTGTCAGAGGGTAAGGAGAGACTTTTCTGCTTCGACTTTATGGATAGAGGGAAGTACCTGGAGGGACACTCTAAGAAGCGACTGAAAACGTACAGTAGTCAGCCGGCCTACACTTGTAGTCAGGTCGAGTTTGAGGAGGTTTGCCCATGAACACCATCTTCTTCCCGCAATCAAGCGGCAAGGCAAGATGCGGCTGCCAGATAATCACACAAACCAGCGGAGGCACTCTGGTAGACCTTTGCCTTGAGCACAACATCGGAAGTGTCATCTGGACCTACATCGAACATAAGGTAATCCGGCGAGAGGATGAGAGGGAAGCATGATACTAGGCGAACCAACACTATCGGAAGTCGAGCGCAAGCGCAGTCAGGGCGTCGCCGTCCTCTACTACACAGACGGGGACTACCGCTGCAAATGGTTCACCGCCCGCCACTTCACCGATGACGACGATGAGATGTTCGACATCACAGGCGACCGGGTGCTAGCAGAGTACGTACCAGAGTTCCAGTCGATGCTGGGACGCCTGCGCCAGGTGCCGGGCGAGCCCCGCCAAGCAGGCTTAGAGGTGTACTGGGGGGGCGACATGATTGCGCAGGAGCTAGCCGAGGAGTACGAGCCCGTACCGCTAGAGGAGGAGGTACCAACAGGTGATTGAACACCTCGTAGCTATCTTCGCCGGAACTCTAGCCCTAGGCATGGTGACGTGGCAGCTCACCCGAGTCATCAGCGACGGCTCGCTGTTTGAGCCTCTACGAAATCGTCTCTTCAAGAAGTACAGGAATGGCGCTGGCTCAGCCTTCAAACTCTTCTACGCCGGGCTGTCGTGCCGGCTATGCTTCGGTACAGAGATAGCCTTCGTCGTCACCTGGGGGGCTCTCATCACCGCCCTCATCGTCGCACCAAGTGAGCTGCCGGCCGTCGCCTGGGTCTTCGCATTTGTCCTAGGCCCGTTTCTCACGGCGGCGTGGGCCGAGGTAATGCGTCGGATAGAATGCTTGGAGGCGCCTGAATGAGTACACTACACTGGGCCGAAAACCAGTACGACCGGACGCTCACACTATGCAATCTACCGGTAGGCTACGTGCTAGTAGAACTCAGCGATGACGTAACCTCAGAGGATACCGATGAGTTCCTAGACGACCGAGATGCCTGCGAGAACTGCAAGGATGTAGCAGTACTAGGTGACGCATGACAGAGCAACAAGAGCTCCTCGCCTACTGCTCAACATGCGGCGTCCCCGCAGATGAGTGCCCAACAACCTTCAAGGACTGGCGCACGCAACTCACCAACATAGACGAGCTAACAGACCCCTCATGTCAGGGGTACGTGAGGTGCCCGAGCTCTCCCGACTGCCCGGGCCACCTAGTTGAACGCAAGCTGTTCTGCACAGCCTGTCAGGAGAAAGGAAAGACCGATGAAGCACGTCCAGACAGTAGACCAAACGCTGAATCTTGAGATTTTTTTCGCCGGCGACATCAGCGCCGCTGGTCTCTCCGATGCCGTCAATGAGGCGTTGGAGAAGGGCGGTGTCATCGACGCCGGCGGTATTGTCTGCATCAAGGCCAGTGCTCCGGGGGAACGCCTCGCCGCAGTAGACGTGTGGGTGCCAGAAGAGGTAGAGGCGGAAGAGCCCCCCACCATACCGGAGGACACAGGGACGCCGGAGCCCAACGTATAATGGAAGAGACCCTAACTCAAAAACGACAGCGCCGAAAGAAAATGGCCGTGGAAGTAATGGGAGGCTCCTGTAAAGACTGTGGGGCTACCTTCCCAGGCTACCCAGAGGTATTCGACTTCGACCATATGTGGGGAAAGCGAGAGGCAATCGGAAGGATGCTGCCCATAGCGTCTTGGAAGGAGATAGCAGAGGAGCTCGAGAAATGCGAGCTAGTCTGCTCCAACTGCCACCGTATGCGTACAGCAGAGCGCAGGAAATACGGGTGTACCATACAATAGGGTGTCACCCACAATATATTGTGGGTGACTTTGCTTTAGTGGGGGTGTTGAGTGTGAGAGAGCTTGTATAGTAGCCCTATAACCCCCAGTCACTCACTCGTCATTAGGCTCAGAAAGACGCGGGAAACCACGAGTAACCCACAACAGATAAAGGAGGACAGATGGAGAACTTCGTTCACCTAGTTGGAGCAGAGCAGGTTAGGAATGCCGCCAGCTCCATACAGGCGTCCGCCGAGACTATGCGTCACTCCAGCTCATTCCTAACTGAAGCCCTGGCCCAACACCAACGCTTCATGTCTGAATGGATAGAGAGATTCGAGAATGCCTTAGACAAGGAGGGAGACTGAATGGACGACGACGGACAGCTAACCCTTACCTTAGGCGTATTCATGTGGATACTAGGCTTTGGAACAGGGTTCCTAGTATGGGGGGCCCCATGAAACACTTTGACCCCCGCACAGCCAGACGTCAGAAGTCCTTACACCGCAGCAGGCCCAAAACGATGTGCAGTCTCGCCCTAGCAAGGGCCATAACAGGGCTTGGAGGCGTTGGTGGGCGTTACTCCATCCTAAGGCATTCGTGAAGGGAACAGCAGTACTGGAGGTGAAGGTATGATGAGAAGACTATGGCATCGCCTGTTTGGATGTCCTTACGATTGGCTGTGCCTGTATGAGGGCTGCAACCACTGCTGCGCCGCCTGCGACAACTGCCCCCTCATCTGCTGCCCATGAGTGCTCAAGCCACTGTGCTGACCCTAGACCAAGCCGCACACATCAGCCTTGGTAGAGACCTCACATCAGATGAGCTAGCTACTACGCTAGAGGTGTGGGCTGGAGCCCGTGAGTACCATGCTCGGGAGGATGAGAAGCCAATGCTACTGTCCGGGGCTCTCATCCTCCGCCAGGCAGCAAGGAGACTACGCTATGGGTAATGTTTTCCATGCTACAACGTTGAGGATAGAGGAGGAGGACTAATGCAGCTCACAAAGGCACAGAAGCGTGTACTGGCCAAGCTCGGGAAGCGGGGGCAGACTGCCTACCAGCTACAAGAGCCGTTGGTGACCCTCAGGGCGCTAGAGGAGAAAGGCTTCGCTCGCTGTAGCGGCCGGGATAAGCCTGGCGCCCTGTTTGAGCCAACGGTTATACTTCAATGGCATCGAGCAGAGGAGGACATCAGAGTGCTTTGTGGGTGGTGTGGTGATGAGTACTACCAGGACGACGGAGACGAATGTCTGTGTGGCACGCCCATCTGCTCCGACCACTGCATGATGAATCATCGGGACAAAGAGTGTAGCGAGGACTGGTAACATGAACCCTTTTGCTATCTAGTCTGGGTTTCTATAGACTTTCATCTAATGCTCGGACTACAACTGACCAACCTAGCGCGTGAGATTTTGATGTGGCCGCAGTACTTGCGCGACGACCTCAAATACAGTACACTGAACAAGCATTGAGAGACTAGCAGGAGGACTGCATCGTGAAAAACCCACTCAAGAGAAAAGCTGTCATCACGGAGCCATTGAGTTCTTATCGTGACATCCCCACTGGCATCGCGGCCCCCCCGCCTAGTAAATCCTGTGCAGGATGCGGCGGTCTCTTCCTACTCGAGTATCTAACGAGTGTACCTACGGTGGTGGTCTACACAGACCGTACAGGGGATGTCGTATCTGTTGTAACCGACCGGCGGAATGAGGGCTACTGCCTGGTATGTAAGCCCGAGGCAGACATCATCTTCACCGTCCAGGCCGAGGGGGATACCTTCCCCTCGGACAGGCGGCACTTCCGGGTATCCGACCTCTACTTCCAGGAGGCGGATGAAGACTCTGGTGATGACATCTACACCGCTTCAATAGAGGAACACAGTCACATATACTGCGCCGACTGCGGCGAGATGTCTGATTGGGAGAAGCACAGTACCTGCCCCTACCAAAAGGCGAAGGCTCCGCCACGCAAGGCAGCTAAGAAGAGCTAGTGTGAAGACGCTTACTGTCTCAGACGGAGGCCATCGCTTCAGCCTTAGGGTCCGCGAGGACGTCGCTGTGGCGGAGGCTGGGGCCGGAGAGCAGCCCCCACACCTCCAGTTCCTCGACATCTGGGCGGGGGAGTGCGAGAAGATGGGGGTACCCTTCACACGGACAGCTATTGAGATGCGGGTAGCGAGGCAGCTTCTTAAGAAGTACACTGTGCGTGAGTTGAAGGCTCAGGCCCGTGCCTGCCGCCTAGACCATGGCGAGGAGTTCCGAACGACGGACTACGAATCTTCCCTAATTTTTTTCTCCATCAAGCTGAAGCAATCGGGCGGGAGCCTATTGGGGGAGGCGCGATGAGCAAGATTGAAGAGGCGCGGGCGGCGCTGGACAGAACGGTGACCAAAGTTACTGGTACTGGTAGCAGGGGGGACGTAATGGAACTAGCCGACGCCTACGCGCTACAATCTCATGTACATGCGTGTACAGAGCGAAACGAAACGCCTGACCTGCCACCGAAAACACCTGTTCGAGACTATAAATGTCCCGATGGCAGCGAACACTCTATGACTGACTATCCTAACACAGGTGGGGCTGTTATGGAGGTGTCTAACTGTACTAAATGTGGCACACCAAGCGAGAGCGTAATGATGCGACGACAGCGAAGCAAGGCGCATCCACAACACTGTGGCTACGGCTGGTACTGCGCCGATGCCCCGGGGGTATCCTCATAACTGGCCTCTTCTGGACGATGAGCCTAGTACTCTCCGACTCCACATTCCTGGAGAAGTGGAGGAGTACCCTCGTGCCCTCCTCCCTATCCCGGGGCCCGCTGAGGTTCCTGTTAGCCGCGGCCCTAGAGCACTGGGACCTGTACAAGAAGCTCATGGACTACCCGGCTTTTCTCTACTGGGTGGACAGCGGGGTAGAAGACCCCGACCTCCATGAAGAGTACCTCAAGATATACAGCGACATCGCAGCGGCCTACCCTATCACTGACTCAAGCCGGGAGTCAGCATGGGCCGCGGCCGAGGAGTGGATACAGGACTATCACATCGGCATGGCACTAGACCGGGCGCGGTCTGCCCTTGTCGCCGGCGACCGGACGTCGGCATTCACCGAGCTCCTTAACCTACGGGAGGTGACGGGAGAGGCGGAGGCAGAACCTCCCGTCAGTCTGGCAGACGAACGTCTCGGGGAGCTGCTGGCGGCTCGGCCTACAGAGGAGGATGCCTGCCCTACGGGTATAGAACGAATTGATGCGGCCTGGGAGGGTGGGGTCTACCCGGGGGAACTAGCTCTGGCGGCCGGCGACACTAATCTTGGAAAAAGTATGCTCCTCTGCCACCTCGCAGCATCGGCCTACTTCCACAACAAGAGGGTACTGTACTTCACGTATGAGTTGACTAAGACCCAAGTCGCCGAGCGTATCCTGACCGGACTCTTTGAGATACCAAAGCAGGAACTTAATCCAGCTACTATCGTCGACGATTTGATGGCTTTCCGGGAGAAGAAGCAGATTGACAAGGGCTCCCTTGTCATCGATGATGGCTCCAACATCCATACTGTCGCTGACCTTGAGCGCCGGCTGGAGACGGAGGACATTGACCTGGTGCTACTTGACTCAGCCGATGACCTGTCCCCAAGCCGTCAGTACTCTAAGTCCTACGAGGGGTACAAGGAAATCTACCGAGACCTTCGTATCAACGTCTGTCAGGGGCTAGGCTATCCTGTCTGGACAACCGTGCAGCTCAATAAGGATGCTGTAGAGAAGGCCAAGATTAGCCTCAAGTACATTGGTGACGCATTCGCTAAAGCCCAGAAGGCGCACCTCTGCCTTGGTATGAGTCAGACCCCCGACGAACGCGATGACCCGTTGGGGCCGGTAGTTAAGCTATGGATTTTGAAAGATACTGTCCATGGGTCGAAGGGGCAGTGGTCTCGGTACACTACGAAGTTCGGGAGGGGAAATAGAGGTTGGCCTGGCTTCACCTACAACCCGTCGTTCGATGACTTTAACGAATGAGATACGCCAAATGGTGCAAGTGTTGTGGGCGTCTGAAAGACCAGCACCCTGTTATTATAGGCTACGAACAAGTGTGCGCTATATTTATGGCGTACGACCTAGACGAGCATGAACGACGATACGGAAATCGAGTCACATGAACACTAAGGCGCTCATTGACATCCTAGAAGACCACGACCTCAGTGTCGCCTTGGCGGAGAACGAGACGGAGCTGGTAGTTGCCTGCCCCCTATGCTTCTCCGAAGAGCGGAAGCTCTACATCGCCGCGGACACAGGGGCGTGGTTGTGTTTCAAATGTGACGAACGTGGTGGCCTCCGTGACCTCCTCCTCAACGTCTGCGAGATGCCGGCGAATGAGGCGTACCCCACAGAGATGTCCCTTCTGGCGGGGAAGAAGCAGGTACCTGGTCTCATCGTCTCCCGCCCGGCGCCGGCGGCGACTGTCTCCCTGCCTAAGGGGTTCTTTCCGCTGACCACAGACCTAGCTGGTCGGGGCACTAGTGCGGCTCAGTATCTTGAGAGTCGGGGAGTAGACTTGACTCGGGCGGTGTATGAGGGGATAGGCTTCTGCTTAACGGGGTACTACAAGCATAGGGTTATCATTCCCGTGTTTACACAGGGCGCGATGCGCACCTTCGTCGCCCGCTCATGGTTGAACGACGCGAAGAAGAAGGTATTGATGCCGGCCGGTAGTCAGGCAGAGCGGGCGCTGTTTGGTTACGACCAGCTCATCACTCATAGGAGCCGCTGGCAAGACATCATACTTGTCGAGGGTGTCTTCGATGCGATGCGGATGTGGAGGGCGGGGTACGGTGAGGCAGTAGCTACGTTGGGCGCACACGTCACAGAGCTGCAACGCAATCTAGTGAAACGTTTGAAGCCCCGATACGTTGTACTTCTTAGAGACGCCGATGATGCTGGACGCGATGCGGCAATTAAGGACGCTAAGGCCCTCAGTGAGGCGATGTTGGACGTGAAGATAGCAAACCTACCCGATGGCGTCGACCCGGACTCGGCCACAGACACGAACATTTTGGACGCAATACAATCTGCGCGTCCTGTCACCCATCAACTTGGAATAGAGGCAATGAAGGAGGCACATAGTGGTAACTAAGGCTAAGGCTCAAGAAGTCGTGAACGACCTGAGCGCATGGGATTCCGAGATAAACTTGGATTCTACCCAGAAGCTCATCAATGAGCTACAGGCAGACGGGAAGGCCTGGGATAAGCTGGAATCAGACCCCAAGAAGTACATTCTCAACTTCCGGCGCATCTGCCCGAAGCGCCCGGAGTGGGAGAACCCTTACCAAATCGTACCCGTCCACTACCTAGGCCCGAGCAACCGCATAGTGGTGTGCTTGAAGGAGGCCCAGATTGGTGAGTGCCCGGCCTGTGTTCTCCGCTGGGAGCTACATGACGCGGGCGCCGAGGCAGAGTCACGACAGCTCCGCGCATCCATCCGTACGTTCCTCAACGTCGTACACATCGACAAGAAGGGGGAGCTCGTCATCAAAGAGGGCGAGGATGAGGCGAAGGTCTATCTCCTGGGGTTAAACCAACTTCAGTTCCTCGGTAGGCGAGGTGTTGAGTACGACCCTGACGAGGAGAGTGAGCTCCCGCTGTTCGAGTTCTTCAGGAAGTATGGGGACATCTCGAATGTCGTGACCGGCCGAGACCTACTCATTAAGGCCAAGGATGAGACGTCGGGGGACTATGAGGTGCAGCATCTCAAGTTCTCTGTCGCCGACCCAAGTCCATTCCCCGGCACCAGCAAGTTGCTTGAGGAAGGATTGGTCAATCTCACAGAGGTCGTGACAATCCTCGAGCCCACAGAGATGATGGCTACTATCGAAGGCCGCGCCACAGGAGCCGTGGCAATCGCGCCACCGCCAGCAGCCCCTCAGATTACCGAGACTGCAACGGCGCCGGTCGAACAGAACCGCTTTGGTGGTGCAGAGGAAGAAGAGGAGGAGGGCGGCGAGCCGGAGTCAGCCCCGCCGGAGTCCACCGTCATCGATGATGGTTCCAATGAGGGGGAAGAAAAAGGCGACGCCCGTGCTTCGACCATCCCCCCAAAGAGTGACCCGGCGGCCGCTATCGCCCGCCTTCGTAAGAACCAGGCTAAGGAGTAGCCAGTGTCCGACCCCAAGGCAGTAGTCAAACGCCTCCAGGAGGACGCTGACCTGACGGTTCAGTTGGGCAAGGACGGTCCTATCATCGCCGAACCCACAGGTTACGTCAGTACGAGGAACCCGACCCTGGACTACCTCATTGGTAAGCCGGGCATCCCTATGGGGGGCATCACGCTCTTCATAGGAGCCTACGGGTCTGGGAAGAGTACCATCTGCCTGAACATCCTGGCCGAGACCCAGGCGACGGGAGGCCAGGCCGTTATCTTCGACACAGAAGGCCGGCTCAACTTCGACCGGGCGGAGAAGCTAGGTGTCAACATCGATAAGCTCATCATTGCCCAACCCGATACGCTAGAGGAAGCCTTTGATGGAGTGAAGGCAATGATTCATGCCGCACGCAATGAGTTTACGGACGATGAAAGTATCGTTATCGTACTGGACTCCATAGCGGGAGCCCCCATGGCGAAGGAAGTTGAGGGTAAGAAGCAGGGGCTAGGCGCCCAGGCCATTCTCATCAAGCGAGAACTTCGGGTCATGAGCAACCTTGTGAACCGGCAGCGTATCGCCCTGGTGGTCACCACTCAGCCCCGCCAGAAGATTAACCTGGGCGCCTGGGGCGCCCCTGCACCTAGCTGGTTGGGGGAAGACCCGTTGGGCCACGCTGCCATGACCACCATCCGCCTTCAGGAGAAGACTAAGTTTGGGGATGACCCAACCAGTCCTATTGGTCACCACATCCTTGCCACCCTGATTGATACACGGATAGCGGGCTGCACCGTGGCGGACTGTAAGACCTGTACCCGTAAGGATTTCTCCCGACAGTTTGACTTCTATGATGCGACTGGCCCCGACTTCTTTGGGTCTGCCCTAGACGTACTGCAAGAGCGGGGCGCCATTACCCACTCGGGGGGCTGGTATCGATTCGGGGAGAAGAACAAACCCTTCCGCCGCGACGACTTCGAGGCGCAGCTCGAGGAACATCCTGAGATACTAGACGCCCTCGGGGAAATCTTGAAGGGGGGCCACCCAAGTGCCTAGCTACTCGCCCGTCAAGTCACTCACAGTCAAAAACTTCCAATCTGTAGCTGACGCTACTATTGAGTTGGGCCATCTCACAGTTTTGGTGGGGCCTGGTGATGCGGGAAAAAGCGCCATACTCCGGGCCTTCCGCGCCCTCTGTTTGAATGATGCCAGCGACGAGGATATTCGCCATGGGGAGAAACAGACAGAGGTAGCTCTCACCCTAGAGGACGGTACGGTTATCGAATGGTGGAAGAAGCAGAAGCAGGGGGGTTGCTATCGCCTTGGGGAGAAAGAGTTCACCAAGACGGGAGGTAATGTACCAGAGGAGATTGCCTCGGTGCTCGGCGTCGGTCTTATCAACATCGATGCTACTAGTGACATTACACCACAACTTTCCGACCAGTTTGATGCCCCTTTTATTATCTATGAGACAGGCAGCAAGCGTGCTCGTATCCTGGGTAAGGCGACACGGCTTGATACTGTTGTTACTGCTCAAATGGCGTGCAAGAAGGAACGTGACCAGGCGCACAGGGAGGCCGAGACAGCATCATCAGAACTCGATGGAGTAGAGGCGGGCCTGGCCTCTATCCCAGACTACGAGGCACTGGAGGCTCGAGCTGATACAGTAGCCGAGAACCTCCAAACAATCGAAGACAGTATGACCCTCGTCCGCCGGGCCCAGGAGCTTGATGACCTGATAGCGGAGGTACGCTCCCGGGCCGTGGCGGTCGACGTTGCCCCGCTGAGGGAACAGCTTGACCTTGCGGCCGCGGGCCTAGAGAGAGCGGCCAGTGTGCAGGAAATCACTCGACGCCTACCGGATGCCCAGCGCTCTGTCGACGAGCTGAAGGGCAGGATAAGCGACAATAAGGCAGCATTAGAGAGCTTTGAGGAGCAATATGCGGCGGCCTGCGAAGAGGCCGGTGTCTGCGAGAAGTGTGGTGGTCTCCTTGACCATAAGGAGTGTGCGTAATGTGCGCTAGATGTACCAGTCAGGGCATAGCTTCCGTATTTAACATACCCCCAGAGCGCCGCTTCGGGCCGTTCCGATGGCGGGGACACCTCAATCTCAAGGACATCACGGAGCGTGCTATTGGGGGTAGCTTTGCGGGACTCTTTGCCGGCAGTGCCTTCTGGGCACTGACAAGGTTGGTGGGGTGATGAACCTCCTCTTTGCAGGTGACCTGCACATTGCAGACAAGGCCCCTAGCGGTCGGGTAGATGACTACATGGAGACCATGCTGGGTAAGCTAGAGAGTATCACCGCGCTCTGCAAGAAGCACAAGGTCGAACATGCCTTCTTTACAGGTGACATCTACCACGTAAAGCAGCCCAATAGGGTCAGCCATGGTCTCGTGCAACGGCTCATCGGCGCCTTCAAGGCTTTCCCCTGCCCCGTCTATGTCGTTCCAGGGAACCATGACTACGGCCCCGAGGGTATCGATAGTCTCCCACGGCAACCTCTGGGAACCCTGGAGAAGGCAGGGGCTATCGAACTGTTGATGGAGATGAAGGGCTTTGGGGTGAAGGACGGTAACCCTGAGTTCTGGATTGTCCCGCGGCCTTACAACGCTGTTGCCGAAGGCGTCCACACCGGTGTGACTGACCCCTCCTACTACGCCCTCACTGAGGAGGAGCACGAAAAGATACGCGGGCAGAAGGCCCCGGTCATTGGCCTGGCCCACGGCTCCCTTGTAGCACCAGGCGATAGCCGCCAGTACCCCACTGTTGACGTCAGCCAGATACCGGGCCTCGAGGACTACAATTTGCTGGTATCTGGGCATATCCACGAGTCTCTGGGCGTGGTGCAGGTGGGTACTACCGTCTTCGCCAACCCTGGCAGTGTGGCCCGCACACGCCGAGACCTGGCCAGCTACGCCCGAACCATAGAGGTTTTGTTAGTAGGTGTGGACAAGGATGGGGTGTCGGTTGAGGAGGTACCTCTTCCCGATGTCCTCCCCGCCCTTGAAGTGTTCGGCCGGCGTAGCCCCGACGACACTGTGGAGCTAGAGGGCGTGGATGCAGATGAGATAAGCAACTTCGTCGAGCTCCTGGGCCAGGGTATACGCGCAGACCAGATGTCCATACCCGAGCTGCTGGCGGAGCTCGGAGACCTCGAGCCAAAGGTAAAGGCAGAGGTGCAGCGTCACTTAGAGGAGGCTTCCTAATGCCCCACGCCATTGGATGGGATGGTTGTGGTAGCTGCTTCGGCTGCGCGGTATGCCACAAGGCCGAAGGCGACTGCTGCGGCGACTGTACCTACGACCAGAAGTTCACCGAAACAAGAGTACACACCTGCCCCACATGTCATTGCGACGGCGCTACTTTCGGTCTGAGCTATTCAAATCGAGTCTGTGGGTGCGAACACAACTGCGATAAGGAGGCATCATAATGCCCACGATACCAACTGTCGACCAGCTCCGCAAGGATATTGCCTCAGCTCACACTGACCTGGCCCGTCTCGAGGGTCAGCAGCAGAGTGCGGAGACGGAGCTGGCTAAGCTCGAGGCCGAGGCTACTGAGCTGGGCCTAGACCCTAGCGACCTTACCGGCGCCGCCACCCAGATACGTGGGGACGTCGACATCGCTGTCACGGCCGTCCGGGAGGAGATACAGGCACTAAAGAAGGAGGCGCCGAGCGATGAAGTGGTTTCTAACTAGTAAGAACATCGACGAGATAGTCGAGGCGTCTGACCAGTGGCAGGCGTTTGATAGCTTACAGAACCGTAGCGTAGATGACTTCGGTCTTATTGTCGAAGCTCAACCAGTGAGAGAGACGAGGGCCGAGTCATTCGGAGTACGTACCTCCCTGCTATTCGGCCGATGGGGGAGGACAGACGAAGCACGAAAGCTCATTAAAGCTGGCGTACGATGTGGACTCCCCGACACAACGGAGAAAGACATCCCCCGCAATGAGTGAAGTAGCTGAGCTACGCACCGAACTCGACTTCTTTCAGAGGCAGTGTGCTGGATGGCGGGGTCAGGGCGAGCTCCTCGAAGGGCAGAAGGCTAAGCTGGACAACCAGAAGGCCGCGGCTCTCGAGCAGGAGGACGTGCAGGCAAAGGCCCTCATAGTTCTCCAGTCCCTAGAAAAAACCTGGAGGGGTCACTACGAGAAGGCCCTTGCCGCCTTAGGCGGGCAGGGTATCAACGCTGTCTTCACTGACGCCGAGTACGAGGTGCTCCTTGAGTCCACAATCAAGCGGGGAGTGGCTAGCCTTGACATCATACTGGTCAAGGACGGTAAGCGTGTGAGGCTCAAGGGTGGCACCGGGGGTTCAGTTGTGCAGGTCCTCGCCTACCTACTCCGCCACTTCATGACGACATCGCAGCACCCCGAGTGGCGCCGGCTGGAGGCACTCGATGAACCATTTTCGATGGTCGCTACCGAACAGCGCCCCGCTCTCTGCCAACTGGTGAAGGAGATAACGGAGCGCCTAGGCTTCCAACTGATATTTTCGTCGCATGAGGATGAAGTCCTCGACGCCGCGGACGTGGCGTATCTAGTGAACCCCGGTGGGACATTGACCCCACTGAAATCTGGAACGGAGGATAGGTCATGAACTTTACCTTTGAAGGAGTTACGCACGCTGTCTACTCCGAACGGCAGCGGCAAGACATCAAGTGGGGCAGCCAACGCCACTTAGATGACACGCTTTGGGCCACCATTCTTGGTGAGGAGTACGGTGAGCTCTGTGAGGCTATCCTCGAGAGGGACGAGGAAGGAATGGTGAAGGAAGCCATCCAAGTAGCGGCAGTATGCTTCGCCTTTCTCGAACAACGCGGCTTTAGAGTACCTCCAGAGGATGAGGGTTGCTATGAGCAGGCGTAGTACAGTAGCGCAATCGAAACAGGCAGAGCGGGACGTCGCTCTACTCCTGGGCGGCCGGCGTCTTCATGCTGGGGAGTGGAAGAAAAAAGGAGACGCGGACGTAGCAGGCCCTGGATTTGTAGCGCAAGTAAAACAGCGGTCGGGTGTATCCACCTATATTACCGAAGGAATGCGCCAGATTCAGGAGGCTGCGCAAGGGACAGATGACCTGCCCTTGCTAGTCATACGAACAAAGCCTGGCCGCGGTCATGGAGCCCAAACATTTGTCGTATTAGAAGTCGGGGACTTCATTCGTTATCGTGAGGGCAATAGCCATGTGCCCCCAAACTGAAGTTACAGTTATGACAAAGAGTCCGAAACCCAGCCGGCCACCCCTGTGTCCTCAAGTAGCTATAAAGGCCGGGGCTCTTTCGGGTAGGGTGCTCCCTGCGTTGCTGTGCCCCGCTACCATCTATATGGTCAAGAGCCAGAAACTCTTGTCGGGGCTCCTTACAGCAGGTACAAACCCAACCGTAGTGACTAAACATCTCCTGACGAAGCGCCTCTTTGCTTTTCTTAGAGCGGCTATTCTGCGCCCTCAGGCAGGGGGCACAGGGGAGCTTCCCCTCGACCGGCGCGGCTACGCCGCAGTAAACGCACAAACCATCAGCTTTTCGCTGATACCATTTCTTCATATGTGTGTCGGTTCTGGCCTGCTGGCATTTTACCCCATACCATTTTCTCCCAGGCACTACGGGTTCTGCGCCGCACGATACACACAAACCCTCTGCTTGAAGGCGTTTACGTCGCCGGTCTCGTGGGTTCTCCATACACCCATAGTACCGTACAAATCACTGTCCTGTCAAGGGCTCATACCTAATGCCTCCTCCTAAGGACTGTAGCCGCTGCCCAGCTCTTCAAGGGCGGAAGTGTGTGGTCAACGGCACAGGGCCAACACACGCTAAGATAGCCTTCGTTGGTGAGGGCCCAGGTGCCTTCGAGAATCAGAAGGGGCGCCCCTTTGTGGGTAAGGCGGGCCGTGTACTCCGCATCATGGAGTGGGCGGCCGGTATCAACCAGCATCTATCCTACTACACAAACGCCACGCGCTGCTGGGGCGAGCGAAACCCGAAGCCTTCAGAGATAGACGCCTGCCATGACTACCTCATAGAGGAGTTGCGGGCCGTCAACCCCTCAGTCATCGTCGCCCTTGGAGGCCCGGCTATCCGCTCCCTGTACAAACCGGGGGTCGGCGTACGGGAGGTGATGGGCTTCACCCTCTATAACGATGAGCTCCCGGGCATACCTGTGATTCCAACCTACCACCCCAGTTATATTTCTCGTGGGCACTGGGATGAGGCGGCCTTGGTGCTAGCACACTTCCGCAAGGCCAAGCGCATCATGGAGCAGGGAGGCGTCGCCGAGAAGTACGGCTCATACGCAGGCATCACGACCCTAGAAGACCTTCGAGCCCTGCGAGACTACCTGTTAGGGCCTGACGTTTCCATCATCTCTGTTGATACTGAGACGACGGGGTTAAGCTGGATGGACTCAGAGCTGCTCTGCGTAAGTCTCACAGCCGATGAGGGCATAGGGTACGCTGTCCCTATCCTTCACCGCGGCGAGTGCACAGTCATGAAAATGAAGGGGCGGGGGAAGAATCGTAAGGAGGTTCCTGAGACAGAGTGGTGCCCAGTACCCTACTGGGACTTGGATACCGAACTACCCGAGGTGATAGAAATCCTCGACGAAATCCTCCGCTCGGATAAGCCAAAGGCCGGGCAGAACATTGGTTTCGACCTCAGGATGTTGGAGCGTAGCGTCGACGAGAAGGTGGTCACTGTCTCTACCGCCTTTGGGTTCCACGTCAACAATGTCCAGCAGGACACCCGTCTTCTATCGACGCTCATGTCAGAGTCTACTCCAGCCAACCTCACCCTCCTAACGGCACTTCATACGGACATACCGTACTACGAGGCTGGGCTGAAATCCATGAAATCGAAAATGTGGGAAGTCCCGGACAAGGAACTATGGGAGTACGCCGGCGCCGACGTCGACGTAGTACAGACCCTAGTTCCCATCCTCCACTCACAGGTAGAAGAAGAAAAGTCCTTGTGGGTCTACGATAATATCAGCATCCCTCTCATTCGCTGCGCCACAAAGCTAGAGGAGCGGGGAGTATACATAGACCAAGAGCACTTCGACAAACTCTGCCTCTACTACCGAGACCGCTTAGATACGGAGAAGGAGAGGCTGAACGAGTTCGTAGGCCGTGAGGTAGAGAAGCCTTCTTACTACCAGACTGTGCAGAAGCTCGTCTTCGAGGAGTGGGGGCTACCACTTACCGCCACCCCTATAGACAGTGCGCGTAAGGAGTGCCAGAAGTGTAAAAAGGCACAGGCGCCGTGCTCATCCCAACACGCGAAGACGGGCGCCGACGAATTGAAAGAGCTGAATGAGCGGGTACAACATGAGGGACTACCCATTCTCGTCGACATTCGCCACCTTGAGAAGTTCTCGGGTACCTACATGGACGGGGGAAAGGACGGCGGTTTCCGGTTCCACATCCGGGAGGACGGCCGCATTCACGCCCGCTGGAACTCCGCTCGAGCAGCAACAGGACGCTTCTCCTGCGAGTATCCTAACCTCATGAACCCCCCTAAGGACATCTCTATCCACGACGAGAAGTATGGGATTGACTCGGACGATGCCGTCCGGGATATGTTCGGTTCGCCTCCTGGTTTTGGGATGATAAATGCTGACTGGAGCCAGGCCGAGGTCTGGGTCATGGCCTACGAGACTGGGGATGAGGTGCTCCTCAATCTTCTGTTGAGTGGGGCCGACATCCATGCTCACGTTGCTCGAGAGCTATGTAAGCTGGGAGTTTCCAGCAGGTTCCCCGCCGACATCGTAGACGACGGCCTCTCTCTCGAGGAGTGGAAGACTAAGTACAAGACGATTCGTGACCGCGGTAAGACGTTTGTCTTCGGTATGAACTATGGCCTGACTGAAGAGGGCGCGGCACAACGCCTTGGGTGCTCGGTACAAGAGGCTGCTCCACTCCTCGCGCACTACATCCAGTACATCTTTCCAAACATGGCGCCCTTCTTCCTTCGCGTTCGGGAGGAGATGTTCCAGCGGGGGTCTATCGGCAACAAGTTTGGCCGGCGCCGGCAATTCCTTGAGGTGCCCATCCTCAAAGCCCTGCGGTACCGGGGGGACCTAGAGGGCGTCGTCCGTCAGGGGTTCAACATGCCCGTGCAGTCAGGAGCCCACGACCTACACTCCTTAGCCCACATCGCTACTGAGCGGGAGCTATCCTCCTGGGTCGAGCCTATCATGGAGATGCACGACAGCCTGGCAATGTACGCCCCACTAGACCGGTTAGAGGAAGCGGCCGTCACAGTGAAAGAGCTATGGCAGGACATAGCAATGAACACCGTGCTGACAAATGGGGAGAAGCTGGGGTGGCAGATACCCGTCGATGTGCAAATTGGTCAGTCCTTCGGTAGCCTGAAGTCGGTTTGACAAGCGAGGGAAAGGACGATAGAATGAGAGGAACCTCTTATGAGGACTTACCGCAATATCCCCTGCGTATGGTGCGATAAGGTACGGCACCAAGAATCCATGTCTCTTAAGCGGCGCATCTGGGCAAAGTTCTGTACTCTCGCCCAGTGGGTCCGCCCCGGAAGGAACTAAGATGAATGAGGGTACACTTAGACGGCCTCCTATTATGGTTCCTTGCCCAAGTCCCCTTTGCAGAAACTGGGCGAAGTGCCCTACCTGCGGCGGTACCGGTCAAGTACCGAGACTTATATCATCTCTTTTTCGAGGGACGTCTCCATGAACAACGACAGAGCGCTAATAGGGAGGCCCCGCGCTCGAGGAGAAGACGGGCTACTCCCCACCCAGCGGCGATACTTCGACCTTCTATCACGTAACGGCTCTAAGAGGGATGCTTGCGATGGCGTGGGCATTAAGTCGGCGCAGGTAACTAGGTGGCTGCGAGACGACCCCGCCTTCCTTCGGGCACACGAGGAGTTCTTTCAGAGCGCTCATGACGCAACCGCGGCAAGATTTACGGAGTTGCAGGAGCGCCTCCCCGACATAGCCATGGAACTTCTCGAGGCCAACAAGACCATCAAAGTCACAAATATCTGTTCCAAATGTAGCCACAAGGATACCATCTACGTTAATACTACCAACGATACGGTACGGGCGCGCATGTGGGCCGACCTGATGAAGGCGGCTGGGCATCTCAAGGACATCCGCAAGATAGAGGGCGACGTCAATATCACTCACCTATCGGCTGGCCAGCGTATCGCCCTAGAGAAGTTGCGCCGTGGCTTGGACGTCAGTGTTCAACAGCGTAAGGAGCTTGAGAGTATGGGTATGCTCGAAGGCTTGAAGATGTATGACGGCTCTGAAATAATCGAGGGCGAGATACTTGATGTGAAGAAAGAAACAATGTAGAGTGATATACAGTGGGTTTAAGAACGTTGTACATACTGAAGGAGGTGTAATCCACCATGGCAAAGTTCGTACCGGTAGTATCGGCGGCAATGACCGCAATCAAGTTTGAACGGGAGACCGGCAGGCTAGTCGTCCAGTTTGGAGAGGATAGCTTCTACGAGTACGATGGCGTATCAAATGAGGTCGTTCTGGACGTCCTGTTTGCTGACTCCATTGGTAGTGCATTCAGCGCACTCGTGAAAAGGGGAGGCTTCGCCTTCCGTAAGATTCCAGCGGCACAGGCCTAAGCCTAGGGAGTAGTCATGTCATGGCAAAACGGAAACGAAGAAAGACCCGCGGAGATCTGGCCGACGTGGAACTCCCGTCTGAATTGGGCACGGAACAACTACCAGAAGAAGGAGGAGTACGACGTCCCGTGGCTACTCCAGAAGTTCCTAGTGATGCTAGCGAACCTGACGGCCCTGAGCGCCCTAATAGAGGAGAAGACCAACGAACGGCTGCTGACGCCCAAACAGACGAAGGAGTGGCGGGGTCTGTACGAGCAGTACCGTCCGACCAGGGCAGTGGGCCGGCCGAAGGGCGATTAGGGGAGTGGCCTTATCGCATCGTCGACGATGCGGAGGGTATGGGGGCACTGGGGGAGTGGCTACTACAGATGGGGTCAGAAGTAGAGAAGACCCCCGTAGGCATCTCCGCTACTGCCAACGAGATAGCACTAGCTATTAAGGCTCAAGGCTGGTTCGTAACGAAGAATGAGTACACAGGCCCCATCCGGGGTATCATCGAACGGGCGCTGAAGGCGGAGCGAGTGGCGCCGGCACTTGTTACTCGAGACACGGGGGAGCTCATCCGCGGCCTAAGCTCTTGGTTTGATGAGGCGCCCGACGACAACCTCAATCCAATACTACCTAACATCATCCACGACATGACTGTGCTGGAGTACACCACAGGACGTCCTGTTGCCCGGGGTTTATCCCCCCTCAAAGACGCACTAGACTGCGCTGTCCTCGGGCCGGGCCTAGCCCTGGAAGCCCCCAGCTTCTATCGGAAAGTGGGGCTCCCCGTGGTACGGCACCATGAGACATTCCCTAAAGCTAAGGTCTTGGAGGGTACACGATGGAAGCTAACCTACGACTGGCTCCTATTCAAGGTTCTCGCGTACTACACCAAGGACCCCACAATTTCCGGGTGGTTGCGAGGGGGCAGGAGCCCACTTGCCGAGTTTAGCAGCTATCTGGAGCTCAGCTCTAAGGAGGCCAACTCCTTCTTACTGTGGATGGTATGTGGCGAGGACGAAGCTCTTCTAAGCTGGCTGTACCCTGACTGGGCGGCCGCGATGCCGGAGAGCCCCCAGCTTATCAAGGCGCAGCATATAGACAAGAAGCTACCTAACCTACGCCTTGGCATCATACGTTTGACTGACCAGTATACGCTCGCCCGGCGGTCAGCAACGCTCTACGGGAGACGTTCCCCCTGGGGGCTACCAGCGCCCGAACTCCTACATTTTGCCCTCATGGGCTCAGTTGATGACCTACTAGACGTTGCAGTCGTCTCACTCATCAACATGGGGAGTACGGCTCACTGGCTAGAGTCAGAAGGGGGGACGCGCTACAACCGCTGGCTCCGGGCAAGTATTGTTGGGTATACTGAGGCGGAGCCGATGGAGTGGGAGGAGAAGGTCAAGGAGCTTGGGGCTCTGAACCATCCCCTTGGCGATATAGGTCTGGAGCCTAAGGTGAGCGTGGAATGAGCGGGAACATCCCTATAGGCCTGGTAACTATTGAGCACACAAGCCCTAGTTGGGACAGACCTTTTAGACACACCAACGTCTTCTCACCCAATCACCCACTCTGTCCGTGTACACATGTACGCGCGATATTTTCAGACAAGGGTATGGTGTCTTTTGAAGGCCCCCTAGAATGCTTCCCTCTAACGATAGTGGAGGTATCGGTAGCTTGACCTGTCATACTCTTGACAGACACCAAGTGTGTAGGGTACACTGCCAATATGTACAAAGGTAAACGCACCGACCAAACCGTTCGCACCATGTCCGATGTAGAGGCAGCCTGGGTAGGCGCTATGATAGAAGGGGAAGGTTCCATTAGACTGCGCGGCCGCCTCAAACCAGGCGTTTGGGTACCCATAGGAGCACACACTCGAGACCGCCTCGATGATGTCGACCAAATCTCACCTATGGGGGTAGACTTCTACTCCACCGACGTGGAGACCATCGCCACTATGCTCCGCCTGACTGGGTGTGGGACGGTGTACTACCGCGAGCCACGTCCTGACTACGTAAGTCCTAACGGCGCACAAGCGTTCGCTAAGAAACCTAGCTGGCAGTGGGTGGTGCAGTACAAGGAACTTGTGCGAGGGATATGTGCGCAGATACAACCCTACCTCACGTCGAAACGCGACCTAGCTATGCTAGCGTACATGTCCCCGATAGCGGGGGGCTCATGCCATCCTTCGCACTTTGAAGCGCCCGCTCCTGCTGATATGAGCGAGGAGGAGATTGAAAGGAACTGGGCAGATTACAACCGCCAGAAGAAGTCCGGCATAGACCCCCGTGCTATCGATAAGCACTTCAAGTTTAAGGAGGGACACGAACCCGGCTACCTCGAGGAAGAGAGTGGATGGAAATACCTGAACATTGAGTTCGAGGGCGAGGAGGCCGACCCCGACCAACGGGACTTGCTGAAGGATAGCACGCCGGTGGCTATGGACTGCGAGCGATGCGGCACACAGCTCCGAGCCGTAGGGTCTATGTCCTCTTGGGATGTAATGAACCAGCCCCGGGTGTCGTTAGTGAATAGAGACGACATAGACAAGACCCGACAGAAGGAACTTGAAGAGGAGAAGGTTGTGATTTTGGCCTGTCCCAACTGCCGCCAAAAGTACCAGTGGCTCGAGGAGTTCCTGCCAAAGGAGTTGCCGTGAGTATAACAGAACGCATTGCGCGGAGACTCTTCCCTAGGCATTGGGCGGTTATCGATATGCTCAGAGAGCAGAACTCCCGGCTTCAACAGATGTTGGTGAACTTATTAACGCGAGATAAGTACGATGCCCGTGAGTAGATTTCAGGAGCTCTACCCCATCCACACATGCCAGGAATGCGACTTGGAGCATGTCAGCATCCCCCGCCTCTCTGCTGTTGCCCCAGGCGAGGACGCGCCTTCCCCCCTCTTACCCTACGAGGTACGGGCTTTAGTCGAGGGGAGCGCCCATCCTGGGAAGTCCCTGTCTCCCTCCGTGGACACTCCGGCCCATGTTTACGCGCTGCTATGGGGCGTAGTAGGGTCTGACCGTGCTACCCTACCCAGCACTCTCTTCATGAATTAGTATGGATACGATGGCCCGAGTACTAGTCAAAGGGTCTCCCTACCGGGCCGTGAAGGTCGGGGCTATCGGTAAAGTGATTAACCACGAGCGCATCAATACTACCCTTGAGCTGGTGGTGGTAGAGTTTAAGGATGGCACCCACTGGCGATTTTACCGAGACGAAATAGAGTTCTTGGAGGAGGAACAGTAATGAAAGCCACACCACCAGTCTGTGATTTTTGTGCCCGTGGGCGGCTTGTAGTGAAGTTGCCGGAGACAAGACTACTGATTTGCAGTCAGTGTATCACTGACCTACGCCTACAGTTTACCGCACTGCGCGACGGGGCTGAGGGATAGCTATGACGAAAAAGTGTGAGAACAAACAGGCGACCATCAAGGTCACAATGCACATCCCAGCAACATCCTGGCACCCGCACATGGACAAGGTGCTAGAGGTCAAGGCCGAGACTGAGTTCCAGGCGTGGGCGCTGGCGATGAGAGACAGTCTCCTGGCCCTCACACACCAGAACATGCGCTTGATGGTTGGCTATTGGGGCGATGCACTGAACAGCCTGCCTGACGACGTACGGCGGGCACTCATCGACGTGATAGCGCGGGGCCTCGGCCTCAGTATCAAGCCGGCTGAGGACACGCCCAACGCTATCGACATAGACCTAGTGCCGCGATACGAGCCCCTCATTGGCGATAAGACAACAGAAAGCGGTATAGTCGTACCTAAGAGCCCGGGTTCAGACTTGCTTCTTCCCGGTATGAAAGGGTATAATGAATAGCATGGTTAAAGCTAAGTGCGCCTACACCAAGTGTTCCACGCCCACCCGAGAGAAGTCAATATACTGTAGCGACAAGTGCCGCATACGTGCGGCCCAGCTTGCCTACGCCAATAGGAACGCCCCGACGAACAAGACCACTACAGCCAAGGTCGAGCAGGGCATGACCACCGAGGAGTTCGAGGAGAGGGCCTCGAAGCTCCTCACAGAGCGCGTCCCCCTACCCCCTGTACCCGCCAAGATTCTCGCTACTAAGGTGGAGGATATGGGGTTCAAGACAGCACAGCACGCGATTGCCTGCTTCTCTGACTACCACTTTGGAAGTAAGGTAGACCCAGAGGTGACTGGGGGTATCGGTGGTTACGACGTCGCCACCGCCCGCTACCGCCTAACCGACTGGCGGGACGGAGTGTTACGTTTCACGCAAATGATGCAAACGACTCTAGACGTCCCTGTTCTCCACATCCTCGCCCTTGGCGACGACATGGAGGGCAACGGCCATATGTATGGCACCCAGGCGATGGAGATGGAGTTGTCCCCATACTTCCAGTTCCTTGGTTTCGTCGCCGACATGACTGACGTCCTCGTCTCTCTCCAGTCCCGGTTCGAGAAGATTCATGTGTATAAGGTGTTTGGTAACCACGGCCGTATGTCTGGCAGTAAGAAGGATGCGTTCGACCCGGACAACATCGAGCTTATGGCGTGGCAGACTATCGCCGCCCGCTGCGAGTTGGCGGCGCCGGGCAAGTTCACGTTCGACATCAGTCCCTCCTTCTTCCAGATAGTGGACATTCTTGGCTACTCTTTCTACCTCCGCCATGGAGATGGGGTGAACCTACACGCCACCTACACTGGAGTAGTAGAGAACAAGTTGGCTATGAACTCTATCGTAGGCCAGGTTCTCAACTACATGGTGTTGGGTCACCACCACACCGCCTCAGAGCGCGAGGAAGAGATTGATGGCGACGTTATCAGCAACGGCTGCTTCGTTGGCCCGTCCCTACTGGCCCTAAAGATGCGCCGGCCGCGGGCCAACCGCCCGAGTCAAGAGATGTTCTTCGTTCACCCAGATAAGGGCATTACCCACCGCCACCGAATCCATCTGGCTTCCGCAGAAGAAGTGAGGGACATCAACATCATTAAGCGCTAGGTGTAACACTTTCGGCTTCGAGCCGTTGTATGTACTAGGAGGTGCATCAATGATTACCGGCTGGCGAGCATTTTCCGTTTGTAAGGACGCCGACGATAAAATAGTACTACAAGGAATCTGGTCGGATTGGATACAGCGAGAGCTCACGGCTGAGTGCTGGATACCTGGAAGGGCTTTACATTCACAATGCTGGCGCGATGATGAAGGCCGTATTTCTCTTCCTCTCGTCAATGAGTACCTATCAGATACGAGAAAAAGAGCAGAGAAGCACTTACTTGCTCCTCAAACTAATTGTGGATGTGGCATCTACGCTGCTCGTAACGTACTTTCCCTACAAGCAGAGAGAACTGGTAGTATCTATGCCTCCACTACTCTATGGGGCGCCATACGCCCTTATGAAGAGGGATGGCGGGTTCAGCATGCCCGAATAGAGTCCTTATGGCTTGATTTTGATACTTGCCGTAGAGAATGTACCGACTATATAGCGTGGAATAGCTCAGCAGAAGTGCCGACTATTGTACTACAGTGCGTCCACATTTTCGACAAGATAAACCCGTCAGCAAGAAAGAACTACGTGGCTTCGATAATTCCCGCCAAGAGTCTTATAGACGCGCTGAAGAACAGGTACGAGGTACCCGTAAAGGCAGGAATGCCCCCATTATCAGAGGAGGAGACGAATGAATATCGGAAAGCCCAGGGGGAAGCCTTACGTAGAACCGGCCCCCATAGAGGCCCCCGTATTTTCTCCAGTAACGGTGGCTCCCGTCGCTCCTGGGGTATATACGCGCATAACTTCGCCATTACAGGACATGCCGACTCCAATGACAATTACGGCCAAATAGGGGTCTCTATCACATGGCCGGTAAGTAAAAGGAAGAAAAATCTAAAGGCAATTCGCGTAAAGGAGGCCCCTGATGATTGACCTCATCAAGGAGTCTATCTTCCTGGGCGCTGTTGGTTCCTTCGGGGCCACGGCCGCTATCTTCGTCTTCCAGCTCCTAAGGAGAACTCTGTGAGCCTACGAATCTATCTATGTGGCTCGGTGACTGGGCGCTCTACTAAGGAGATGCGGGAGGAGCGGGAGGAGGCAACGGCCGCCCTCGCAGAGTATGGCTGGGCCGCCATTGACCCTCTCGCCGGCGAGTACGACTCCCTGAAGCGGCGCCGGAACATCCAAGACGACCAAAGCGAGCTGACCCTCAATACCATCTGCCTCAAGGACAAGCATGGTATTGAAATAAGTGACATGCTCCTATGGCTCACCGCGGACGTGGCCTCCTACGGGTCGTGTATTGAGGTGGGTCTTGCCTGGGCGCTGGGTATCCCCATCATTAGCATCGATGCGGGGAAGCAGGGGCGGAAGAACGCCTTTGTCGCCAGCATCTCGACCTACATTGCCGACTCACTCGAGGGGGCACTAGAGTTCATCGACACCTACATGATGGTGCCGAGGCAGGAGACGGTGTAATGCCATACATTGACCTACAAACACGAGAGCGGTTAGATGGGAGACTGCCCCCCATACGACCCGGAGAATTGAACTATTCGCTCACTCGGGTAGTATTGGCCTACCTAGCTATGCAAGGCCTCTGCTACCAGACCATCAACGACATCAATGGTGCCCTGATGGGGGCTCTGACAGAGTTCAACCGGCGTGTGACGGCGCCCTACGAAGACCGCAAAATCTTAGACAATGGAGATGTATACCCTGAGGAGGTAACCCAGTAATGCCACTACCCACACGAGCGGTCGATGCTAGCTTTGACCAACTGACACTTGAGGAGGCGCAGTGCCTCAAGAGTGCGCGCTGGCCTGTCTACGTACAGTGCCTATGGACGGCGACAGAGCAGCCGGGGCCTCGAGTCCTTAGCCTTCGCACAGCACAGGAGGCTGGGCTCTCCATAGCCGGCTATATCAGCCTGAATGACGTTTATGGGGGGGCCTACCATATTGACTCCGGACGCGCCGGGGTGCCTAACGACTTATGGGACGCACTTGATTTCGTAGCCGTCGATGTCGAACTACGCGGTATTGCCATCCCCAACATCCTTCAGGCCATCGACTGGGTAGAGGAGCTGGGCAAGAGGGCTGTCCTATACACAAGCTACAACGCCTGGAGGAATTACGTCATACCCGGTAACTCCTCGGCCGTATCTGACCGTGGTACTCCTCTATGGAACGCTATATGGGACAAGCACCCAGACTTCGACTACCCGACGTTACGCTACGGCGGGTGGCAGGATGACCAGGTGTTCATGGAGCAGTGGTCTGGTGGCACTCACATCTGTGGGCAGTTCGTCGACCGTAATACCATCGTGAACCCTGAGCTCGTCTATGGCCAGACATTCGGAGAGCCGACCCAGTCCGTCCAGAGTATCATGGGGGAGCTCCTGACGATGAACGTCCCCATCTATGGCAGCGATGGGCCGGTGACACTGCACCAGCTCCTCCACCGCGGCTACCATGCGGCCGGCGCCGTATCGACTACTGCCCGAATCTCGAAGTTGAGAGAGGCAGCCACCGCTGCCCAGAACGCGCTGGCCATCCATATTCAGCAGCACAACACCTCCGGCTCGATAATAGATAGGTTCTCCCCGGAGCATATAGGTAGGATGGCAGACTTGTTAGACCAACTCGAAGCCGAGCTTCGTATCGGGGGAGGGGAGTAGATGGGCGCCAATCGACACTGTACAGACTGCGATGACGACACAGTAGGCTGCTGTGGCGTTCCAGCGCGAAGAGGCGGCTGTGACGTCTGCCATCCCCCTAACCAGGGAGAGACCCACTACGTTGGAGATGACTGTCCCGGAGCGCACAGAGAAGAAGCGAAGAGTGGTTTTAAGTTCGACTCCGAAAAGTTGCGCTTTGACCTTATCCCACCGTACGCCCTGGAGCAGCTCGCTAAGGTCTACACCCATGGCGCCGCAAAGTACGGCGATGTGAATTACCTGAGGGGAATGACCTACAGACGCATTCTGGCGGCCCTCATGCGGCATGTGGAGGCATATAGGGCGGGGGAGTCCATTGACCCAGATTCCGGCCTGCCCCACATGGCTCACGTCGCGTGGCAGGCATTCACCCTCATGGTCTACGAGAATGAGGACATCGGAGAAGACAACAGAAAGATGGAGGTATCGAATGAGCCAGAAGAAACCGAATAGCGACAGGTCTAAGCGCGCTACAGAGCGGATGGCTGCACGAACCCTATCCAAGGCCACGAACGTCGCGGCGAGGGCAAAGGCAGTGCTAACAAAAATGGGAGGGGCGGTGCCCCGGATTACCAACCAGGACCTCATGGCCCGTATAGGAGCCTTAACCCTAGAGCGGGACTACTGGAAAGAGCGGGCTGAGACCCTCGAGCAAGAGTTGGTGCACCTGCTTCCTACGAACTCGGAGGAGGAGGGCGAAACTGAGGAAGAGGGGCCTCCGGTGGGGGAAACGGTCGACTAGATTAGGAACTGCCGGAGAAGTTCGGCGACCACGTAGACTATAGTCAGGGCGCCTGCAACCCATCCGCTCTGCTTGATAGTTGAAGCCCGCCCGTGGTGGTTGGTGTCATGCTCTGTTAGCTGAGTGAGGAGAAGGTTCATTCGCTTGTCCTCGTTGACGTGCTCCTCATCGTGCGTGTGGGTCCAGTCAGCTAGGTGTTCAACCTTGTCGAATACCTGGTCGAGGGCGTCGTCAATGGTATCTAAACGCGCTTCTGTACTAGTCACCTTCATCCTCCTCTATCGCCTCAGAGCAGTGGCGGGTGTTGTGGAAGAAGACCTTACCGATGAGCCAGCACGCATACTTCGCCCAGGGGTTCCCCTCGCGTGCCTTCTTTCCTAGGCGCGAGGAAATCGTCTCATCCGGCCAACCCCCCAGGATTGTATTGAAGAGTTGGTCGATAGAGATAAGTATCTTGCGGAAGTAGCTTGGTTTGCCCATGGTTACATTATAGCAGACTGTGCCCTCTTACCGCCCATGCCCAACCTTTAGGCGCTGTGCTGCGAGGGCGGCCACCGCCGCATAACGCCCGTCCCATGTAATACCCGTCGGATTGCCCTGAGCAGTGTAGCTACTCGTGATTGATGCCGAGAATCCTGAGTGGAGGTAGTGCTTGTCTGCAACAATATCCACCGAGACAACGTTCGTTCCATCCCAGCTAATACCCCACGAGTCGGCAGCAGGGGCGGCGTAACTGCTCGTGATGCTTGCTGAAAATCCTGAATGGAGATAGTGCTTGTCTGCCGCGGCATCTGCTGAGATGACGTTCGTGTCATCCCAAGTGATACCAAGAGAGTTGCTGCTAGGAGATGAATAGCTACTGGTGATTGTCGCCGAGAAGCCGGAATGGAGATAGTGTTTTAGAGACGTTGCTGAGACTACATTCACGCTGTCCCAGGAAATACCTGTCGGGCTTGCCACTGATGCGTAGCTGCTCGTAATTGATGCCGAGAATCCTGAGTGGAGGTAGTGCTTAGCTACGTTATCTGCTGAGAGGACATTCGTGCCGTCCCAAGTTATACCTAGTGTCAGCGAGTCAGGAGATGCGTAGCTACTCGTGATTGATGCGGAGAATCCTGAGTGTAGGTAGTGCTTGTCTGCTACGTGGTCTCCCGAGATGACGTTCGCCATTAGACAGCCATTGCTTTGATGTGCGCCTGCACGAGCTCGTAATCCGCCCAGATGTCGTAGCCATGCTCCTTTGCTCGTTCGCAGAAGTAGAAGTCCTCGGTTCGGTATAACAATCCATCCTCGTCGTATTGACAACGGAACCATGGACGAGGCAGCTTCTCAAATACGCTTCGTTCAATGAGAAGTCCCGAACTGCCGACGGCATCCACCATCTGTAGGCCCTGTTGAGGCCGGTGTTCCGTGTAAGCGCCATTGCTCGCTGTCAGTGCCATCAATACGCGGTCAGGCCCCTTCAGCGTCGGGTGAGGGGCACTCACGATAGGCAGGTCATGTGATAGTAGGCGCTGAATAGTCCCTTGCACCGGTACACAGTCCGCATCGAGTAGGAAGAGATGGCTGCATTTGGTGGCAAGAAAGCGTTGCGCTTGAACATTTCGCACATGCTCTAGCGGCAAGCCCTCATTCACAATCTGCACCTCGACCTCTGGTGCTAACTCAACGAAGGCGCGAAGTGTCCACTCCATCATCTCCGCCCGCACACTTCCCTTAGTGGGAATCGAGATACATACTCGATTTGGCATCCTACTTCCCCAACGCTGGCAGAAAATCCACCATTTTCCGTGCCAGTCTCTTGTTCACGCCGGGTATCGGGTGCGCTGGGTCAAGTGCCTGCAAGTCCTCAGCCGACAACGAGAGACCAGCCGCCTGCTTTGCGGCAATGGCCGTCATTCGCTCAGGACTTTGCACTACCTCCTCGGATTCGCCCTTCGCCACACGCCATTCTTCCATAAGAGCGTCCGCGACGTGTGGCGTGATAATCTTCATGTCCTTATCGAAAGCGTACTCGTCGGCCAATTCATCTTCGAGGATGATTAAGCACCAAGCCTCGTCGCCGCCCCGTGCAATATGCCCCGAGTAGGCATTGGATTTGTTGACGTTCAACGGTCCTAGTCCGTTGCGGTCTACCTCCTGTGCCCGATACCGGCTAGGGTACACCATCATGTCCTCGCCCTCTTTGCCCCGGTGAATGCGCACCTTTAGAATCTTCAAGACATTACCTCCAGTCGCTTTCGGTTTTCATCTCGTACTTCAAAGGCAGGGGCCTCCAAGCCGATAGCGGAGAACAGGTCTTTCTGCGGACCGTACTCCTTCAGGCTTTCGTAGCTGGTCATGATATAGGGCACCTGGAACTTGAGCATCGAGGAGAAAATGTAAGGGTAGGCTGTGCGTATGTTGTTGATGGCGCTATCGAAACTATGGTTCCAGTGTTCCACCTGGGAGCGAGCCATCGCCGTCCAGTCCCTCATTGTCACAACAGCAAAGACCGCGTATCCCGATTGCTTGAGGCGATGAATCATCAGGTCAAGGGGGGGCCATTCTCCCCCATGAGGAACACTACGCCGCCAGACAATAGTCTCCTCGGTCGGAAACTCCTGGTCGAAGTGTTGGTCGTGCCCAGGGTCGCCGACACAGCCGGCAGCTATGAGTATCTCGGTCATCATGCGAGTCCCGCTGGATTCGGGCCCTAGGACGAGGTAGGCTCTTAGCACCAACCCCTCCATCCGCATTCGCTACATACTGCCCGCGCCAATTCCGTTAGCTGCGGGTGCTTCTGAGGCGGCATCAGCCAGCACATCTCCCCGTCACACTGTCGCTCGGTACAGGCTACGCCAGTGGGTGTGGCTGGTCTTTGCGCGGCCGTTTCCTTCTTGGTCTTCTTGGCCTGTGCCTTGTTGTAGTCCTTCAGCGCCATGCTTCCTCCTAATCGTCAATTACTGTATAACTAACAAATCCATGAACAACGATGTTAGCCGAGAGTTCCAAATTGAGAAGTGTAGCGGCGGTGCCAACGAACAGAGGCACGATACCACCAGCACTGATACTGTAGCCTTCACGCGCTTGAAGAGGAACCTGTCCGGTGAAGGGTGTACCGGCTGCGCCATCTTCCCAGCGCACATCTACAGTCCCGTCTGCAACAATGAGAATGGCCCAGACAGCGATACGCTTCCCTGCCGCCTGCGCTGCAATGATAGTGTTGTTTCCAGAAGCACTGTCATTGATGTCTGCGAAGCTGGGGTCGAAGTCTCCTCGCACTCTGAGATAGCCGCTACGGTCGAAGAGTGCATCTACTCTGTCTTCATCTGCTACTTCGTCAGGCTGCGCCTCTGAAGTCTGTGCGCGTCCCCCCAGCTTGATTGGGTTTCCTGCGTCGGCCGCATCATGAGCCTCGTCACCTGTCACCTGTGCCGCAGCGTTAAGCATCGTGAGGCCCGTGATGGAGGTCACGTCCACGTCACCGATGTCGACACCGGAGTTGGCTGCGAGCTTGCCGATAGCGTTTGCGCCTACGGGCAATGCGGCCACGATGTCGACCTGAAGCTCCGTGCCCGCCAGGGCAGCGTCTAGTGCGTTGTCATGCGTCCAAAGAGCGCCATTGGCGTCCACCAGAAGATAAACAGCATCACCTTCTACGGGTGTTAGGCCGCCAAGAGCATCATCACGAACGCCACCAACAAGTACCAGCGGAACACTGGTCGTCGTTAGACCACCAGGGGCACCCGCGGCGTCATCATGGACATGAGTAGCGACGGCGGCAAAACCAACAGTATTTGTGCCGGTGCCAGTAGCGCCTGTGTCGATGGCGAACCATCCGGCTGCGACATTTCCGTCAGTCGTTAGAAAGTGAAGTTTAGCGCTGCCCGATTCTGTTGGTGCTGCTGGAAATGCCATATTACTCCTTAGTTAACTTCATGGTAACACAATCAGAGGGCTAGAAACAACCCCTATTCAATCCAGTTGAGTGTAAGAACATTTGCTGGGGCGACGGTGTTAGACACGTCGCAAATTACGCACTCCTCACCTGTTGGCCCCTGCCCAATGAATTGGATGCGGCCTCCTGCTATACGTGTGAAGAAGTGCATGTCATCAAAGGAAGGGTTAGACGGCGTTGACATATCCTCTAGCTGGATGTATCCCTGAACGAGATTCAGATTATCTCCTGCGGCGAGGGCCAGCAAATCAGCTTCAGCGCGATAGAGATGTACGTCTGCGCCAATGACGATACCCGTACTAATACCTCCAAGAAGTAACACCTGTCCGGCACTCGTACACTGAATTGTATGTTTGTCCCCACTATACACATCTACGGCTATATCCGCCGTCAAGGTAATGATAGTGGCCTGTTGAAGTGCAATGTCGCCCTTTGTCCCATGACTAGTAGAGCGAAGAACCAAGAATGCACTAGCATTTTCTCCGCCGTAAATAATCTGACCACCAGTCCGCCCCGCAAGTAGAGCATACTGCGTATGATCATCATCTCCAAGACCGCCAATAGAACCGTGGTCAATACTCCCCTCGATGTCGCCTGCTACTTCAGCGGCACTCTTTCCTTCCAACCCACTAGCTGTCCACTTCGCATACTCCCCACTGGCAGGAGCACCCGCGCCACCACCGTCGATGGTGACGATATGGTTGTCTGTGATAGCGTGGACGATGGCGTGAACGTGGTCTGCGCGGGCAAGGGAGTGAGACGAGCCTGTACCGGCAGCGACAACCACACTAATCTCTGCGGCGTTGGCCGTGTCTAGGGCGTCAGCTCCGTCTTCGGGGTCATGCTCGTCCTTATGAGCCTGAGTGTGGTGCTGGCCGGACGTAACAGTGCCCAAGTCGGCGTGGAGCGTCACTCCGCTCGGCGTGAAGGGGGTATCGAAGGCGCTCAGTATCTCCGCCGCCGTAGCCGCAGACTTCTGGAAGATGAATCTCGCAGCCAGAATGCCATGCACCTGCAATCTGTCCGGCAAGGTACTAGGAATGTCTTCGTTCTCAGCCTCGGTCCGGGTGTTATACTGAGCTGTCCCGTAGACCATGACCAGCTCGGTGTCCAGTTCGATGTACCACCAGAGGTTCGCCCACTTGTTGTTTCCCATCGTTTGCAACGAGCCGGTTCCACCCGAACCGTTGTCATAGAGCGTGTTTGGCCACTGAGCGATGCCGGTATTTTCCTTGCCTTGTGATGAGTATTCATCGAAGGTGTCGGCAGCGCCGCCAGGGTCGGTATCAAGGGCACCTATGACGAAGGCCGTCAGCCCCCTCCAAAGTTGGCCCGCACTGACAACTACTCGTCGCGTGCCACTCTCCGAAAAGATAATGCCGCCGACCTCTTTGTCGCGGGCGATGGGAGCCGTCCCGCGCGTCCGCTGAATCATAAAGTTGGCATGGTCGCCAACCTCCCACGGTGCGTTCTGGACGTGTAGCACGCCTCCGTCATTGACTACTGTGCCGAGTATGAAGTCGGTGTTGTTGTTGAAGTTGTTGGTCGTGCGGACGACGACCTGTGGGTCATTAGGGTCGTTGAGTTCTACTCCGATGTAGCGGATGCTATCTGCGGTGATGGCCAGACCGTTCGATGCTGGCCACTCAATGAACTTAAGTTGAGCCACTGGGCTATCTGAGGAACGGAGCATCCCATCACCGGCAGTGACATTGATTGTCGCCCCCCCAGCATCAGAAATTACCCCACCAGGACTAATCCAGCCAGCAGAGTGGAAGACGGTGTTCAGGCCTTCTACGCTATCATAAGTAGGAGTACCGATGATAGGCAGTCCGACATCTGCGGCCTGGATAGCGGCCCATGCAGCGTCGGTAGCGTCTGACTTCAGATAGGTGGATGCTGCGCCAATCGGTAGCCGTGCTAGCACTGGTGTTGCGTTGGTTAATAGGAGGTCGCCCCGTACAACAGATGCCGCGAGGGTGTCGGGGTGGTCGGTGGAGAGAATATCATGGCTCAGTGCGTGGTGCTGGTCACTTGTAACATTGGCTAGGTCGTCGTGGTCTATAACAGGAGGTACTGCGGGCGTGATGGTGGGGCCACTGTAGACGGTAGGCCATGCGGGCGCCCAGATGTCCGCGACATAGGGGTTTGTTTGGTCTGTATCTACTGCGAGGAATGTACCACTCGGAGTCACGCCCGATTGCGCAACCCCATGGATACCTACAATGTATAGGTTATCCTGCGGATTGGCGGCCGGCCCCTGGAAGTCACCAAAGTCGGTGTCATTCGCTGTAGCGATGAACAGGATGTCGGAGTAGTGTACCCCGCGGTGATTGGTATCCGTGGCACTGTGGCGGAAGTGTGCACCCGAGCAGCCACTGGTTAGGATGAAGTCCTTGAATGCCCACCTATTGAAGTTCCCAGAGAGCGCAATCGTCATCCACTCTGAGACGGTATAGCTCCCCCCAACCACATTGGAGCTGTTTGCAGCGTTGGTCTCTGCCCCTTCTGCGCCGGCAGACAGTTCCTTCCACCAGTGCGTCAGTGTCATATCGTTGTCGAGGGCGTAAAGGTCGTTAGGGGGGGTGGAGCCCTCGTTTTGGTAGAAGCCTGTTAGCCCCCCTATACACTCAACAATCCGAATGTCCAGGTTGCCCATCGCGTCTTGGGCAGAATCGTTCCGTACAAAGTAACCGCCATTGAAGTCTACACGCTCCGCCGAGATATTCGTTATCTCTGTGCCAGTGTCGCACAGGAATACGGCGTAGCCTGCTGTAGTTATCGTCAGCCCAATATCCTTGAGGAACAGTCCGCCGTCAGGCGACCCTCCGCCATTAGACGTCTGCTTGAACATATCCTCGTCGGAGTTAGTAGTGATGATGGCGCGGCGGTTCTGATGCGAGATAATGGTAATGCTCTGGCCGCCAGCCAGCCCACCGATTTCGATGTCGGACTCTGTGACACTACAGCAGAGGAAGATGACGCGATTAGCTTGGTCGGTGATAGCCTGAGCGATGGCCGCGGCAAGGGTGGTGTGCGTGCCCATACCATCGCAGTCAACAACGAAGTCAACGCACACCTTCTCTCCCCCTGAGTTTACGACCTGTACTTCCACTGCACCAGTGTAGACCCGACCACCTACTGCGGTGGAGGTGCGTCGAGTACGGGGGCGGAACCAGTGAGGGCCGCTGATGCCCGTGAATTGTACGGTACCATTGCGCCCGGTCTCCGCAGTAGTGGTGACGTCAGGCCAGTTGTTGAGGGATACGGCCTCGACCACCACGCCGGCAATGGGTCTTTTTTGCTCATTGACCACTGCTACGCGGTAGGTGGCCATTAGACAGCCCCCGCCCCAAAGGGCGCACGCGATATGACACTGGCCCCCTGCTCCCAGGCTAGGTTGAGAACGAAGTCCCTTCGGGTCATCAAGTCGCTCTCCCAGAGGTCAATGACTTTGATACCCTGGGCCATGAGTTGGGTAGCTGCAACAGCGTCCCGGGCGCGGTCGGCCGGCTGCTCGAGGTGGTAGCGTTCACCCATTACACGCCATCCTTCCTGGCGCATGTTGAAAAAGAAGTCAAGAATGAACCCGCCCCAGCGTGTTCTACCTCCAAAGAGCGGGTGCTGAAATACAAAGTCGAAGTTCGGTATGAGGTTCTTCTCGATAGTGAGAAACTCGAAGACGAGGAACTCTGGCAGTGACCCGTTCCACTGTGCCTTCCACCCCTCATAACGCGCAAGGAGAGCTTCTTCCTGCTCAGGCGGGATAGGAATAGCGGGGCCGGCTAGGGGGCGCAGTTCTACGCCCTCCCGCTCGAATGCCTCCTTACGGCCAGGTGCCCTAGGTGTTCTGGGCGCTACAAGGGGCTTGCGTGTAGACAGCTCGGACGGGCGCCGCGGCATGGCTACTCACCGACCGTTTCAATCAATTGAAGTTCGATGAAACCTCTGCCGCCCATCGCCGTACGGAAGTCGGAGATAGTGGCAGGCATGTCTGTAATTCGTACATTGACGCCCCCACTCTCCATGGAGGGAACCACCATCTTTGTGAGGGTTGGGGTGTTTACCAGGGACTTCAGGAACTGCCAGATACTCTCTGTAGTGGCTGTTTCCTCATCTATGCTGAACGGACGTTCTATCATCCTGCTCACATCGATACGAATAGTCCAGGCGGTACGCATCTTCGGTACCTTGTCGTAGACAAGGATGAGAGCCTTAATCTCGGGACTTACGCCCTCCTCGGCGTACACGTCGATACCATTGCTATGACCTGCGTCGGTAGTACTGTTGTACCCGCGGGTGATGGTGAGTAGCTCCGAGGCCGCGGTAATGGCGGTGATTAGACACTGCTCTTCATCAAAGCGCACGACGTCTCCAATGCGGAAAAGGGAACTATCCTGAACTGTGACACTAACGTCTCCTGCATCGAAGGCAGCATCACTTACGTTTGTGCCCGCGTCGGAGAACTTCACGCCAATACCACGGTCAAGAGAGATACGGAACTGCACCGACATAAAGGGTACCCCCCTGTGGTCGTCGGAGAACCATATCTTCTGGCTGTTCTTCTTGAATGTGCCTAGCGTTTCATACGTGGCCTCCGTCTGATTATTCAGACGGTACTCGACGAGTACAGTTTCCGTGTCACTCATAGAGTACCCATCGAATGACAGTTGGAGAAGTGCTCCTTCCAACTCGGCGAACCCGCCATCAAACCATCCCGTCTCAAAGGATAGAGGGCCGTCTTCAAAGCGCTGGCCTGGGCCGGGGACTGGGATGTCGCCTACAGGGGGAAGGTGGATAGTGTGCAGGTTCCAGTCGGTACTATTCTGGTCCGCGATAGCCACCACGTCAATAGTCCTAGTTGGTAGTTGGAGTGAGAGGGCAGAGGGGAATATCCCCATAATCCCTGCGTACGCCTGTGAAGAGGTTACTTCAGACCCAAACCAGCTCCACCCAACCCCATTGTAGACCGCTAAGCGCCATGAGGGTGCCCCTACCGCGGCGCCGGCGCCAGTCAGGCTCCGGCAGATAGCAAATAGGTCGGATGTGCCGGGGATAAAGTGAGTGATATAGTAGTTATCGGCTTGTCCAGGGTGTCCGGTGTCAGACCTGGTGCTGGGGGGAGGACCGTCTTTTCCAAAGAGACCAATTCGCCGTACCGTCTGGGCGTTGCCGGGGTTGTACTCCCAAATGTTCCACCCATCTGTAACGATGATGGAGCCATTCCAAACGACACCGGCGCGTAGTACGTTTCTATCGCCCAGGTCTTCGACTTTGACGGCATTGTAAAGATACCAGTCTAGTATCCACAAATGCCCTTTGCTGAGGAAGTAGGGGGCATCATAGCCCCATGGGGCCATAGCAGTACCGACAAAGCGAACAAAACTACCCCCGGTGCGCCAGCGCGGGTCGAGAAGGCCTGCCTCGTCAACGTCCCAAGCCTTACCATCGGAGGAACCAATAATTTGGTCTCCCTCGCCATGTGCTATGACAAGACCATTCCACCAGATAGCGTCTGAGAGCTGCATAGAGGCATTAGCGGCAGGTGTGGCTGGAATACCCGAGCTCTTTACCCAAGTACCCCCATCCTCCGTGCGGACGTATTCTTCAGAGCCGGTAGCATCCACGCCAGTGGCTAGGAGGAAGCGTGTACCGTCTGACGCCACCCCTTCTATGATACGCCCAAAGCGCGGGGCATTAGCACCGTCGGGGTCGGCCGACCCATCGTAGACCCGGGTAAGGACGCTACGCTCAATGTCTAAGTAGAAGATGTCCTCCAAGATAGCTACGTAGAGACGCTCAGCGCCCGAGATGTCGCTGTAAATCATGGAGTCCTGCCAGGAAATAAGAGTACTGAGGGCAGGGTCGGACGGAGGGTCTAGTGTGTCCCGCCGTGCGGGGAGGGTGATGTGGCGCGGCCGGCGAAGGTCAACGCCCCCCACATTGTCGAAGTGAGTTCCGCCCGCTTCTCGGACGTCTAACTGCCTGAAGCCGAATCCTCCAGAGAAATCATCGAGAGCTATCCAAAAGGCGTGCAGGCGCTCATCATAGGTTGCCTTACCCACCTTCATGCCCGTACTGAACTCGGAGACCATTCCGGCCCGTATAGGGCTGTTGACGGCTAGCTTCACGCCATTCAGCGTGATTGTATCGTCCTGATATTCACCATCATCGGCGACAGCATCGCTCATAGCTACCGTCCTGGTACGCGGGTGCTATTTGGTCGAACTCGAAACTCGGCGGGATGGGAGCGTAGGAAAGCAATACTGTTCGCCCAGGACTGGAGATACACCTGATTCATATCAGGAGCATTCCCTTGAGCAAAGATAAAGCGGGCGGCGTAGGCTGTGGCCCGCTCAGCAATAAATGACTCAGTTTGGTCGTCTATCGTATCCCCACTCACGTAGGCCGTAGTAGGCCGGCGCTGTCCAATCACCTGAACCGGCGTGCCGGCAGTGAAGCTGAAGAGGTCGCTGTTGAAGACGAACTGGGGCCGGGAACCAAGCGCGGCCGTTTTAGTGTTAGCCCCGCCTGACTGTAGCCTCATCGTCCAGTACGCCCGCGGGATGGTATACTCAAAGGCAACATCCGCAAGTGGGCGTAGGATAGAAGAATCGTTGTCGTGTGTGGCCGCAGTCGTTCCAAAATACCCGCGAGTCACAGCCAGGACAGTGGCGCTCGTGAGGGCCGTGATGAACATTATCTCGCTGTCTACTTGGATGAGGTCATTGACGACGAAGATGGAAGTGTCGTCTACCGTGATGGCAGTCGTTGTAGTGTCGGCGATAGCGGCACCCAACTCCGTACCGGTGTCTACGGTAGAGGCATTGTCTACGTTCTTGTCACCAATCTTGAGCATTTTGACGTAGGCAAATCGTGCGGGGACGTCGTACTCGTACTCGTTGCCGAGTAGCCCGATATTCTCGGCGTCCTCAACTCGAAGTAGCCAGCCAGAGTTCTGCGCATCGCGGGCAGCACGGTTGATGAACCCGAGCACATGGTCCCGATTGGCCCGTTCCATCATTGGGTCACCAACGTTTAATGAGATGTCGTCTCGAAGCTCGTTTACCGTCGTCATCGTCTACCTCGAAGGCACCGGCCGGGAGTAGCGCCTCGGGCCAAAGTGTGCCCTCTGCGCCTGTATGAAGGCCTCGCTTGCTGTAAGTGCGCTAGCGGCCATTCTCTCATAGAGGGCAACCTCATCGCCCTCAGCAGCCACTGCCATATAGGTCGAGGCGTAGTGGATAGCACGCTGGCGAATGAAGGCCTCAAGACCTGTGTCAATGCTGGTGGCGCCGGCGGCGACAGCTAAAGCACCTTGAGTCACCGTAGCGATGGTTACGCCTACTGTATCCCCTGTGAGGCTAGCGGCGTTAGCCGTCATCTCTGCGATGTTCTGTGCGCCGGGGTTGGTGAACTCAATGTCTATGGCGACAGGTAGGTCTCCACCCGTTATCGTTACGGCCGTGACGTTCGATAGAGCCTGCATGATGGTGTCGACAGCGGCCGCGGTCGCGTCCCAATCAATGGCCGATGTAGTCTGGCCGGCAAACGTCAGCGTGAATGTACCGCCTGTACCGTCGTGGCTAACCCGCTGCACTTCGTTGACGCCGGCTTGAGCCAGACTATACTCGCTGGGCCGAGCCTGTCCGAGAATCTTCAGGACTCTCGCGTTGGTGATACTGAAGAGGTCATCGTCAAAGTGTATCTGGGGGGCGCTGCCGTTGTAGCGGAGCGCCCAGTGGTTGTGCGGAATCCACAGGTCGTATACACCGCCACCCGCAGTCGTCTCCTGCCAGATGTCATGGATTAGGGCGAAGTCTGAAGGGACGTCGTAGTCGTACGTTGATGTCACGAGACTGAGAGACTCGTCGTCCTCAAGGGCTATGAAGAACCCTTCTCCTGCTGCGTCTCGTGCCGCGGAGTTGATGAACTCTAAGAGCTGATGGGGGTAGAGCACCCTCAGCATCGGGTCGCGCAGGTGGTTAGCGAGGGCTTCGTACATTTCGTTGAGCGTCATAGCTACCTCGAGGGAACCACCCTGCTCATGGTCTTTGGCTGGAACAACTCTGCCTGCCGCGTAAATAGCTCGTCACTAGTCGCCTTAGCCTCTACCATCAACTGAGCGTACTGCTGAGCGTGCCCCCCACTATGGCGGGACAGGTTCCGAGCAGCATACATGATAGCACGCTCGCGTATGAATGACTCCATACCGGCGTCGATGCTACCGTCGGCTGAGTACTCCGCCGTCGGCCGGGCTTGGCCGCGCACCTTAACCGCCCTACCGTCTGTAATCGTGAATCGGTCTTTACTCAGTAGGAACTGAACTGTCGCGCCATTCATGACAATTTGCCACTTACTCCAGGGGATGAGTTGAGACAGGGGGTAGTCGCCGGCCGCGTCTGCTACGATAAGTTCATGCACGTAGACAAACGAGGCTGGAACATCATAGGCGTAGGTGCCTGAGGAGAGGGTGGTACTTTCGGTCTCATCGAGGTCGACTACCCAGCCCTCGTTAGCAGCATCCCACGCCGCGGAGTTGATGAACTCTAGGAGCTGGTCGTCATTGACTAGCAGACGGGCAGGGTCTTGGAGATGATGGGACATCTCGTCGCGGAGTTCGTCCACTGTGAGGGCCATAGCTAAGACACCTCCCGAAGGTAGGCCGACTGTCTCTCTATCTCATGAGGGCAATAGCCGTTGTACCCAAGGGAACAGTTACAGTTGAAGCAGAGGACACGCAGCCCTAAGTCTTGGGGGTAGCCTTCCTTCTCCAACCACCAGTAGAGGTTGTGCCCTATCTGCCGCTTATGCTCGGCGCCGTCCCTTCTTTCATGGTCGATAGAGAGTAGCTCTAACCGGTACTCACCGCAGCAAACGCATTCCTCGCCGCCATAGGCAGCCAGTACCCGCTTCTTACGCTTCAGATGGCGAGAACGGGAGTACGTCCGGCGCTGTAGCGTGGTTCGTACCTGATAGTTGGCCTGATAGGCGGCACACTGAGCGCATTTAACAGTCCGTCGTAACGGTTCGCGGATTCCGCAGTTGACACACTTACCCTCTCCCTTGAGACGGTAGTAACGCTCTTTGGAGTTTTCCATAAAGGGCCTCTATCAGTAGGAGTAGCAAAGCCAGACATCACACGCATAGTAGTTCGCGCCAGTCACCGAGTTTCCAGTCAGGGTTACCTTAATGTAGTCCAGTACATCCTCGGGCGAGAGCGATAGTACGTCGTCCTCTGTCTGAGTGTAGATTTCGCTCGCCTGTGGGGCGTCATTGCCATCGTGTGTGAGGAGCTTGTCGTACGATATGAGCGTCTGCCCATCATCCGGTGATAGTTCCACAGTTAGCGTCACTGTGGCGCCAGAGCCAGACTCCGCTACCGCTACATATAAAGAGACCCGCTTAGGCGATACCCCATTGAAATCCCACGTCCCTGCAATAGAGCCAAGGGTATCGTCAAGAGTGGCGTCAATTATTTGCGCAATACGTACAGGCATCGCTTAGCCCCTACTGTCCGGCAGCACGGTTCTGCTGAAGGCTCTCCTTGGCGGCTTCTGCGTTGTCGACAGCGGTGTTGCCGGCACTTCTGGGCTGAGCGGCCTGTGCTTGTAGGCTACCCACTAGACCCGGCGGGAAGGACTCATCTGCGTCCATCTCACTCGTGTCGAGAAGGCGCTCGCGGTTTGCGAGGCGGGCCTGAAGGGCCTTCACAGTAACCCAACTCTTCGTCATCGGGTCATCTGAGCGGCGACAAATCTTTGTGTGCGCGTCGCACCACTCAATAACCTTCTGGTCATTAGTCACCAGAACACTATTGACGAACTTTGCCCACACGTCGCCCTCACGGGTAATGAGTGGGGTAATACCTACAGAGCCGCCAGCCGCGATGGGGGCCTTGACGGGCACGCCGTGGACGACGAGGAAGCGGCTATTGGCGAACTCCTTGGCCGCGACATAGGCTACTAAGCCGTCATCGACTGGAGCTACCTCTTCCTCTTTCTGGAATGCAGAGGAAGCAGCCTGGCTGCCTTGAATACCATCTGTCACTTCTGCCTTTGCTTGGGGGGTGACTTCGCCCTCAGTCGGGGCGCCACTGTCACCAAATCCTGCGTTTCCCATTGTTCCTCTCCTTTACATCTCACCTACGAACGGTGGGAGGCGGAGGTGCATCGAGATGACCCCCCACCGCTCGTTAGGCGCATCTTGATTACGACCTCCGCAATACGCGGTACTCTACGATGAGTGCAGCGCCCTCAGAGGCCGTGTCTGGGGTCGTTACTGTGAACTCTGCGTTGATGGCGTCACCCGCATCGAGGATTTTGCTTCCCCTCCAAATGGAGTTATACACCAACACAGTACCTCCCGTAAGGTCGTAGTCCGTGATAAAGTCGGTCACGGAATCGCTGTCGCTGTCATCGATAAACTCGAGGTCAACGTCAACGTCATTGCTGCCGTCTATTGGTAGTGTATTAGCACGAAAGCCAACAGCAAGCAGCTCAAGCTGCATATTCTCCCCAGTAGGGCAGGCCAGAAGCGTTGCCTCAGTAACAGTAGGACCCTGTTCTAAGGCAGCGTCAATCGGTATGGTACAGAACCTAACGGCTGTCTGTGGTTCAAAAGACATCGGTGCTCCTCCTTAGGAGTGCTTCAGCACTCGATACTCAACGATGAAGGCACCGCCCTCAGACGCTGTATTCAACGTTCCGTCAGACGCGATTTCCGCGTTGATGGCATCGCCGGCGTCGAGAATCTTGCTGCCACTCCATACCTTGTTATACACAAGGACGGTAGCAGCCTCAAGGTCATACGCCGCTCGAATGTTGCTCACAGTATCCGAGTCGGAGTCATCGATATGTTCAATGTCCACTAGGACGGTACCGGTACCGGCGCTGTCCACCGGGAGCGTGTTGCAGCGGAAGCCAATGCTGAGTAGCTCAAGCCGTACGTTCGCCCCCGTAGGGCAAGCCAGTAGCGTCACCTCAACGACCGTAGGGGTAGTCTCCATCGCAGCGTCAAACGGCACTACGGCAAGGCCTACATCGGTCTGGGGTTCAAATCCGGGCATTATTCATTTCCTCTCTTAGGGGGTTACTTCTTGCGCCACCCCCCAGGGCGCCTAATCGCTTACTGTTATGCAGCTACGACTGTTGCGCCCGAATCCATCGGGATGTAGTAGAGCGTCACTTGAATCAGTGACCCGCCGGCGGTCTTGTCGGTAGCAGAAATTGCGTCGATGGTACCGGGCTGGAGGATTTGTCCGCGTCCACCATTCGGCATTGCTAGTACCATCCCCTGCTCAGCGACCAGAAGGGCCGTTGCAGCTACACCGTCAATGGAATACTGAGTACCAATAGCATCACCATCAATATCCAGGTTGGCACACATATCCTGTGTGGCGCCCGCAGACGGGTTAGCGACAAACTGGAAGTTCGACGCACCACCGGCTATAGCGGCAGTGGTCACTTCAGCGAACAGGGCTGTGATAAGTACACGCCCGCCGGCAATGGTAAACGCAGCGGTCGTGTCGCCGTCATGCAAAACGTTATCAGCAGCTCGAACAACAGCCAGACCAAGACCAGGTGCAAAGGCACCAGTCGTGTTCCGAATGTTTTCCGAGATGTACCGAAGAGCCTGAGCAATCGACACACCCGTACCAGTAGGCGCACCGGAAGCCGGCCATGAGCCGACGATACCGTTGGCGCCATACAAGACGTCCGCCACAGACTCATTGGTACCAAGTGCAGAGCCAGAGCCCTTGCGTAGACCATCTGCCAGCCACAGAAGGATGTCCTGTATGTTGGTATTGATGGCTGGATAGATTGCAGAAGGAGCACCAACAAAACCGTCACCTTCCATCTGGTCCCAGAGGGAGCGGTCACCGTAGTTAGAGTCCTCGCCAAGTTTACCATGAAGGGTATCAGTTGTGGCGTCGTTGAGGGTACCATGGGCGCCACCGACACCTGGTGCGGCGGGGTTGACTCCCGGGACTAGAAGCCCGCTCTCATCAACCGCATCCTGCTCGTAGTTCTCGATGCACATGCAAGACCCCGGGTCGAGCATACCGCCTAGCGTACCGAGACTAAACGTGTTAAACTGAATCACTCCGGTCGCTGCATCGGTGAAGAGTAGACCAAAGTTGTTGACAATGGCGTGGAGCGTGTTGTACTCGACTAGGCAGTTCGTGTGAACGGAGCCCGAAACAATGTGGCCCTCGTCAAAGGCGTTTGCCACCGTACCGCCGTCAAGCACACAGTGGTGAATATGAGGGAGGTCGATGATGGCTTCAATACGGATGGCAGAATCCGGGCCATCTGCGGTTGTCACCCACTTACATCGGCCAATCTCGCACGAGTCGGCGCCGGCAGCAAGGGTGATGGAGTCAAGGTCTTCTGCACCCACATCGAAATGTAGGTCGAGAAGTTTACAGTTCGCGGCCGATACATCGACGTAAGCGTTGTTGCTCGTCGGCGTAGTCGTTCGCTCGTTGCAGTAGATGTTTTCGACTTTACAGTTGACAGCAGATACTTCGATGCCGTTGTCGTCGGCAGCGAGTGTCAGCTGCGGGCGAAGTGTACCTTCGCCAACACCAATGACACTGACGCCAATGACGTCTAGTTCAATGGCAGCCGTCAGCGTTTCAGAGTGTCCCGGCTGCACCATGATGACGTCACCTTGGCTAGCCGTACACTTGTTGATGGCGGCGTCAATAGTCGCCAGGGGGAAGGCCGGGTCACGGCCATCGTTAGTGTCAGAGCCGTTACCCGAATCGACGTAGAAGATGTCGGGCAGGTTGACGCTATCGCCATAGACCGGGTTAATGGTCGACTGGCTCCCCGATACCTTAGTCAGGATTCGATGAAGAATGTCCTGAAGACGGTACGTGATTGCGTCTGTTACTTTCATGTCGTTCTCCTACCCCTTTGGACTCACGTAGAATACGTAAACGTGCATCAGACCATCATCAATGTTCTGGTCATTACCCACGACCACTTCTACTCGAGTAGGAAGGGTCAGTTTGAGCCAGTCACCCGCAGTAGCGAAATCCTGGATACTCAAGACGCGGCTCACCGTACTGTACGGGGCGCCACCAATCGAGGTCGCAGCTACAATGTCGGTTTGCGTAGAGCCGTCATTGAAGCGAATGTTCAGAGTTGTGTTGTCGCCACTATCGGCGTCACCAAATACCTCTTCACAGTCTGTTACGACGTTCAGGATTAGGTCACCTGCTATGAGGGGAGGGCCATCAAGGATGACGGTCGTATCCGATAGGAACAGGTTGTCCCCATTGCGGGTCTTTCCGCCGTTGATGGTGTACTTAGCCACCTTCAGGCCCATTGGCACTGAAGCGACGTCTCTTACTTCCCTACCCTCAGTTGAGGTTTGACTCACTGTTTCGTCTCTCTTCCTTAGTCACTACGCCCCTTAGGTCGTAGTGCTCATTCCATGAATGCGGGCCTCAGCACGCGGGCCGGAGTGGATTGCACTCACATCCGCGTAGAATGCCTGCTGAATACGAGGGCCAGTCGAGGACGGGGGAAGCTGGCGTAGCTGAGGCCGGCCAAGCGTTCCGTGATGACCCATCCGGTGATTTTCCTGCCGGAGGAGGTACAGTTCGTCCTGACGCACCGCCGTATGCATAAGAATGTCCAAGACACCAAAGTCAGTGTTCAAGCGGTCAACCACGACACCAGCCGTTTGGCCAGTACCCGGGCCGAGACGCTCGGCGCCACTGAAGAAGCTGGACAGCTTCCTCTTTGGCCAGGCGGCGCATACGATGGTCTTAGCCATCTTGTCACCACCTACCTCGTAGAAGAGGGATTGAAGTATGTCATCAATGTCACTACGGACGAGAGCCGCATCAGACAGGTCAGTGACCTGGGCGCCGTTCGCGGCCGTGATGAAGTCGAAGATACCGCCCATTAGAGCAGGAATCGCAGAGGTACCGGCGAACCGGTCACCATGAACAAACTCCTGCTCCATCGTAACGAACTGCTCCGCTACGGTGTCGGCAGCTTGCTTGTCCAGGTCGTTCCCCTGAAGGCCGTACTGCTGAGTCTCAATCATGCGGAACGTCGCCTGGACGCCCACAGAGTGAACCTGAGAGTAGTTGTACGGCATGGTGGTCAGGCTGGTGGGCCGGAACACCCAGTTGTCGTTCTCGTGCATGGAGAAGCCGGCGACAAACACTTCGTCGGTGGCAACCCACGCAACAGACGTCTCGTCGATACGGCCGGTGATGTCACGCATGATGGACAGCGTGTCGCCATCGACATGGCCGGTAACGCGGACGAACTCGTCTCGCTGGCGGTTAAAGAGCACAGTGCCCACGGGGAACCTATGTGCGGCACCCGTAACCGTTAGGTCTTGGACTTCGTTCGCTACACTTGCAGCGCTACGAGAGCCAATAGTTGGGCGACGGTTCCATGGGTCGTCCTCAACCCATTCAATTCGAGCGTGTGTGTACTGGAACTGCTCGACACCACCGGTGTACTTTAGCAGGTCCGTGGAGCGTTCGGCCATGTTTACCAGAAGCGGTGCCACCCAGCGAACTCGCAGTGACGTAGAACCGTCAAGCAAGAACTCTGCGGGGTAGCCACTATCTGGCATACCAGCGAAACGCATGGTTTCAGTTGTACCTGGCATTGAATTGTTCCTTCCTAAGGTGTTAGGTCTAGGCCTATTGCAACCGGACTGTCGACCAGCCCATGTTGTTTAGGTTCTCGCGCATTGCGCCCGCGTCTTGCTTCTGGTTGAAGGCTTTATCATCCACCGGCGCCCCGCTACCCCCAACATCGCTAGGAGCACTTGCCCCCGCTGGAATTGGAACCTGCGGCTTCGGTTGCTCCGCGGGTTTCTCTGTGGTTGCAGCAGGTTTCTCTGCGGGCTTCTCTTCTGGTGCAGCGGCCGGCTGGGGCTCTGTACCACTCTTAATCTGCTCCCGTAGAGAGCTGGACGTCTGGCGCTCGCAGAAGAGTTCCATTTCCTCGGCCGTCTCTATCTGCTCCAATGCTTCGCGTGTTACACCAATCTCCTTGAACTCGAGCAGTAGACTGTCAATATAGACATCTCGCTGCAAGGCCAGCAATTCCTTTTGCTGGGTATCGAGTCCTTCCGACCGGTCATCCTGCTCGTACTTCGCACGAGCTGTAGCACGCTCCTCCTCCGTCAGTTCACGACCCTGAAGCTCCCGAATATCGTTCTTGAGAACCTTAGTCGCTTCGTTTGCATCCTGCAACTGACGGTCGACCACCGAGGCACGCTTATCGGCTGTTGCCTGCGCTGCTCTTCGCGCCGTCTCGGCCTGTTCCTCCCCGTAGGTCTTTAGACCTGCGAGTCGCTCGGCTTCGGTTGGCCCCTCCGAAGGCTTCTCCTTCGGTTCTGCCTCGGCTGGCGCGGCCGCGGCTGGAGCTGCTGTCTTAGCTACCGCCCCCGGGCCAGAAGTGACCTCTACGGGCGGCGGCGTCGTCCCAAGTATGGGAGCGGCCGGCGGTACTGCTGTGGGTTGGGCTGGAGGCGTCCCCTCTGCGGGCTGAGCTACCGGCTCCACTGCGGCTCCTACGTTAGAAGCCTCAGATGAAGTTTCGGCTGGATTCTCGGCCGTCAAAGGTTTTACCGTTCCATCCTTCAAGTTCAACTCGGCCTCCTCGAGGCCACCCACCTGATTCACCATTGCTGACGTAGCTTGTGTTCCATCTGGGGGCATTGATGTGCCCTCCTTTCATCTCTAGCTTCATTATAGCTGTGGAGAATGCCTAATGTCAAGTCACCCACAATATATTGTCAGTGACTCTAGGTTTTTTCCTAGTCGTCGATGTTGCCTGCGAGTGGGGCCTCAAAGTAACCCATATTCGGCCACCGCTGAGCATAGGCTTTAAGCGTCTCTTGAGCCACCTCAGAGCGTACCGTAGTAGAGAACCCCTGCCGGAAGAGCTCGGCGTCAAGTTCTGGATTCGCCTCCCTCATAGCCTGCCGTAGCTGCGAGATGGTGGGAGCGTTTGGATTCACCTCTGAGAACACGCTATTCAGTATCTGGTCTACTATCCGGGCGACGTCCCCTGGAGTAGCTCGTTGATTCCTACCCACCAGACCCCGAACAATATCTGACTCAAGGTCACTGAGATTGATGCCTAGGTTCACTGCTACGTTTTCTCGAACCCGGAAGTACCCCGAGGACTCAACGACCTCTCCAAACCTTACCCTCATATGGCGGCGTACTTCTGTCTCTCGGCGCCGTAACCATTGCTCCACGAGGGGGATATGCTCCCGCGGAACCAGGGCCAAAGCAGCATCCCTGTCGGAGTAGAAGGCTTCCCAGTCGGGTACGCGGGTTTTCTTATCTCGGTAGTCGTCGAGATTGACACTGAAGTAGGCGTCCAGAGCGGCGTTTACAGTACCGGCTTCGGCCTCTTCATCATCAAACTCGATACCCATGCCCTCACTGAAGCCGCGAAGCTCGAAGTACTCAGCCGATTGCGCCTCACCATACTGTTCCCGGTAGTCAGAGCCATCTATACGGCTGGTAGTGTAGGCTATCTCGGCCCTCTCCCGCGTCTGGAGGTGGGTGTCTCGTATACCGTCGCGCCCCTCACGATACTTCCGCCACAACTTCGACTGCTCACGTTCCCGAATAGGGCGAATCTGCCCCTCAGTCACAGCAACCACATCAGGATGATTCCGAATATAGTCCTGCGCTGGAAGGTTGTTTTCAAGGTCGCGGTAGTTCATAGCAAACCGGTCTTGGGAAACACGGTTCATCACAGGCTCGAGCGCCTCAAATGCAGTCTCCGGCGAGGTTCGTAGGCCCATGAACTCAGCCGCAAACCGAGGGAGGTTAGTCTTCCAGTCCCACTCATGGCCCTGAAGCAGGGCATCGAGAGTGATAGGAGCGAAGTTGTCTAGGGCGTAGTCCCCCAGGACCCGGGGGTCATCAACCATCTCGGATATGTTGACCTCGTACCCAAGGTAGTCTGAACCAGAGACGTCGGAGTTACCAGTTAGGAGGCCGGCAAGACTGGGGCCGAAGTTCATGACCTGGCCTGTGAAGGGTGCTGCGCGTCCTCTCCAGCCGCGGACTATGGGGTTGTCGTAGAGGGATTCCTCCCAGTTCTCGAAGTCCCAGTTGTCCTTGTTGGCCATTCCTGCGATAAGAGCCATCTGCGAACGATACGTACCGCCCAGACCATACCAGCTACCTCCAATTTCCATGGACATGAACTTCTTACCAGCGGCGGGGTTGAGGGCTGTAGAGATTTCTTTGAGGATAGAGTCCTCGCTTAGCCCATTGGCTATACCCTTGGCCGTGATGAGACCCGACATGATTGACATACCGCCTATCACCATTCGGGCCATAGTCGCTCGCGCCTGCGCGGGAGTGGCGCCCTTTCCAATCATGTAGGCGCCAGTGCCAAAGAATGACCGGGTGTAACGAGTGGCGAACCAGACGAATGCAGATTCTATCTGATGCTGCAATGCCGTAATAACACCACCCAGCCGCGGCGTACCCAACAGGGACTCTGTGAAGCGGACAAGTCGGAACATCTCTTCATGGAGGGCCTGACCGGCAAGAGGCTTGGCCCCAACCGCCAGCTCCATAAGTCCTGGTTTCGCTACAGACTGAGCCATTCCCTCAAATGCAAGGACACGGCCATAGGCCAGGGCCGAACCGAATCCTATAGTTAGCCGCTCGATACCTTTACGGGGGACAAATGTGGCCACATCTATAGCTGTCGATACAACAGGGACACGAGGAAGGCCAAAGGCTCCCTCTTCTGCGGCCCGTGTAATCTCAGTCCGAAGGCTGACGTCTCCGCCGTACTGCGCGTATTGCCGCGCCGCCGCACTACTACGCATGTACCGGTGGAAGAACTTCGGGTCTTTCATCGCCGTGAAGAAAGCTAGGCCCATCGCCTTACCCCATCCAACGGGACCGGCAGGACTTGCAGCGAGAGTCACGAGCTGAATTGAACCCCAGCCAGCATCCATGGAACCTGTGAGCATCATACGCATCATGTCATTGATGTGGCCGGGAATAGTTATCACTGGGTTCCTCGTACCTGGACCAATGATGTTCAAGATTTCCTGGGCGTGAGTCTCCCCCACAATGCCCTTGATAGTAGTACCAAGGTCTGTAGCGTATGTCTCCCCTAGACGCCGCTGTCCCATACGAATGATACCCTGCTTCTTGAGGTACCCACCCATGAGGTTGTCCCGCGTAATCTTCTGGAACCCCTCGATGCCACCCTCCAACTGGTTCAGTAGGCCGGGGCGGTACTTGATGCCGAACTCTGCGATAGCCTGCTGCTGCTCTTCAAATACACGGGCGAAGAGGGCTGGAGGCTTTCCGCGGCCGGCGCCCGGTCGAACGTTGTAGGCTTTCCTCGCGGGGTCAACAGCGAACCTAGGCCACCACGTTTCACGCTTTCTCAGCGTTAGCTTCGCGGCCTTCTCTGCATAGCTGATGTATGGCCGCAGTATCTCTTCCGCCTCTTTTATCCAGGACACTTGTTCATCAGTAAGGCGCTTCAGGTACTTACTCTTGCCTGCCATCACGCTCTCCAGCACATCCCCGCCAGCAATCCACTCGCCCTCGCCACGACGGAAGAGATTACCGAAGACACGCCCAGTGGTCTTACTCTTGAGCTCCGTACCAGTCCGTACCCATATCTGCCCGATTTCGTTCTCTACGAAGGGAAGTGCCTTACCGCGTAGCGCCGCCATCGACATGAAGCGGGCCGCCTGGTCTTCGGCCAACTGGAACTGCCAGCCAAACGCAGCCTTCAGGGCCGGGTCATCGGCAACAGCCATACGGTTGATGATTTCCTGCGTACGCCGTCCAACCCCCGGAACTCGCTCTGATACCATCTTCGCTGCCTTACGAAGAAAGTCCTGGGACTCCGGGCGCTCGAGGTGAACCTTTATCTTCAGAGCAAAGTCATCGGGACTAGGCCCGCCGGCGCCACCAGCGATAGGCTTGTATCCAAGATTAGCCGCATTGCGGGAGTAGGGGTTCATCCTGGCTAGGAACTTCTCTCCTGTAAGTGCGGCTTCCTCCGCTGAGAGCTCGCCCAGGATTCTTACCTTTCCCGCATCAGCCCCCTTAATGGTTCGTATAGCCTCCCTGCCGCCCATCTCAACACCTTCGGGTACCTCAATGGCAAGTACAGTGGACTTTGGTGTTTTTCCGGCCTTATCCACAAGCAAGTTACGTTGAAGATGACGGCCCCCAAAACGCCCGGCCAGGTCGGGCTCAGAGGTAAGGAATAACTCGTCCCCCTGGCGGAAACCCCCTGATACAATTCTCCTAGCATTCTCAGGAGTAGTACCGTGGAACATCACTGTGCCTCGCCCAGAGGAAAGTTCTCCCGCGGAGATGAGCATCTCCGTCGCTGGCTCTCCTGCTACTGGGCGCCAGCGAGACTTCGCTACGGCGTTACGCAAGGTCGCCCTACCAAACCCAATAACACCAGGCCCAGCTACACCGCCGGCTAGGGCACCGACAATCGGAGGAACTCCTACAGCTTCGGCTGCTTCTTCACCAACTGCCATTCCCACGGCTACTTTAGTACCTAGGGCTGCTTTAGCCGCGATACCAGCCGGCGGGAAGAGTACGGTGGCCCCAATGAACAGGGGGTCTCCTATGAGTTCGACCGTGGAGATTAGACTCTGCTTCAAGAAGGGGACGTCAGGCATGTACTCATCAATGAGATGGCCCGCATCTTGCCCCGGGTGAAGTATGCTCATCGACGCTCTTGGCGTAGAGTACATCGCCATCAAGGCGTTACTGAAGAGGTCAATGCGCCCCGCGTCAGAAGCAAGGTACTGCGTGTAGTTGTCCGGGTGTTCCTTCTCGATGACCTCTAGGGAGCGGAGGAGAGCCCTCCATGGGGTGAGTGCCCCCGAGCGTGCAATAGCCTCCGCGGTGAATCGTACTCCCGGAGAAACATTCCTCTCGAGCTCCTCCATGCCCTTAGGGTCGAACTCCCCGTACTGCCTCAGGTGCTCCTCAAGGTTCTTATACGTGAGGAAGAGGCCTGTGCCAGCATCCAGGACATCCTCTTGCCTCCCATCAAGGGGCATAGGATTGTCGCCTGCCAGCGAAGCACGGAGCTCATGTATGTCCTCTACCGGATTAGGCGGAAGACCCGACAGATTATCGTTGAGTGAATCCCAGAACTCAACGAACCTAGAGAGCTCAATGTTTCCGGCCGTTGTTGCATCCCACGAAAGTCCCTCAGGGTGATTCGAGGGACGCTCCGGGCGCCACGCTCGAAATTGAAACCCTTCTGCGGGCTGGTCAAACTGCGGGGCCTCTGGCGGAGGCGTTGGTGTGGCCGTGGGCGCCGGCGGTGTTGGTACGGGGGCCGGCGTAGTACTAACGGGCGGTTCAATCCCCTCTTGGGTGGTAGACGGGGG